GTTGGCTCCACGCAATCGCATCTATCGGCCTGCGCCAAGCCATTAGCGTAAGAGATACCGTCTGAATCGATGTGAGTTTAGCTTATTCAATGCGCATTGTTTATCTATTAATTAAAATCATTAATATTGTATCGCTAATATTAATACATTAAGTTATGGCTTGCAATAAGAAAAAGAAAATGGCTAATGGAGGCAAGGTCTCCGAGAAAAAGAAACCTCAACTGAAATGTGGAGGCAAGGTTAAGAAAAAGAAGTAATAACCGGAGGGGTATATCCCCTCCTCAGTATTTAGCATATGAAAAATTCAGAATTTGTATCTAGAATCATAAATGATATGAACTCCATCAATAAGGACGCTCATGTCAGTAGGAGATGGATATTATCCATAGGAAGACAAAAGGCAAGATCATATATAGCCCAGAAGTATGCTGATGGAACCTTGTTCGGCGAGGAATCACTGTATACTCATATCAATTGCATGGAGATGGAGAGGGTTCGGAAAATTGATTGTTGTTTTGATGAGTTTAAACTATGCAGGATACTTATGAGATCCAAGAAAAGATTGCCCGATATGATATATACCCGTATAGGTCCGGCTATCATCAAAGTATCAAATATCATGGATGATATTATATTTACCTCCATATCGTTAAGAAAATACGCTAACAACAAGGAACGTAAATATGGGAATATAGATCAATATTATTACTATGTAAATGATGGTTATATCTATATACCAGATATTAACATAGAGGCTATAAACGTGGATCTTATTACCTTGGATAGAAAAGCGGCTTTAGAGTTATCCGGGTGTGGAGCTGAAAAAGATAAGCCATGTACATCTCAATGGGATTATGATTTCATATGCCCAGACAAGCTTCTTGAATATGTGGTTTCCGAAACATTAAGGGAAACTATAACCAAATTGCAGATCCCTACGGATGAGAACCCGGATATGGATATTAACAAGAAAACTCAAAAGATTCAGTGATAATGGATATAATAAGATCAATAATTAATTTCTTCGGTTTCAATGACGCCATAGTTGACGGTATAGGCGAAAGAGGGATGAGAGACAGCTCTATCATAAGATATAATGAGGTGCACGATATGTATGACAAGATCATAAAGGATCTTGGGGATATATCAGCTTACGTATCCAAGAACTATATCTATGATAAAATAAGGGAAAGGACTAGATTAAGCACCAGACATATTAGTAGGATATTGAATCATACAAAGAAAAAGGATCTTAGATTTATATAAGATAAAAAGGAGAGTCTAACAAGTCTCTCCTTTTTTATTATCAACATGATCCAGATCCATCTCCGCTGTCAAAATAAGCGTAAGCCCCAGATGATATCCCGTAATTGGTCGTAGTAGAACCACTGAATGATCCAGATCCGGATGGTATGGTGATTACTCTTGTTTCATAGGTAATTATATACCTAATCATGTATATTATTTCTTGTATTAGGATTGATTGATTATATTTGCGGTATGGATATAAAATCGTTTAAGATATTAAATCAGTATTTTCTCCGGTTCTATAGGTCAATAATGTCTAAGAACGGTAAGAGGAGGAAGCATACGATCGTGGACAAGAATGATATTCTCGAATGTCAGTCCTTGATATGGAAGGTCATACGTGATAAGTATCTGGATAATGAGGGTGGGGTTTATCTAAACAACATCGGTTATCTGTGCCATAAGATCAATCCTAATCGTAAGATATATCTGAATAAGCTTACCGGTACTATTAACAGACGTGGAACGGGTGGATATTCTTATGTCCATACGTGTATTGATTTTATGCCTCGGAACAAGTATTTCCATCTCTATGTTTCTCCGGCGTTGAACAGGGAGTGTAGGTTGGCTATGGAATCAGGTAGGAGATATAAGTTCTTGTACCGGGAGGTTGAATCGGAGAGTAAGGTATTTGGAGTTAAATGGGTTTACAAACTGTAGAAGTTTTTGTGATCCAGTTAGCCCGTGAGGATAGACTGGATCTTTTGCTTGATATATACTATTGTCTATCTTTGTACAAAAGAGTTTGTTATGGTTGAATAAATCATTTATTTCATAAAGAATGTTTATATTTATGGCATAAGATATTAAGAATGAGATTAGTTGAGAGACATATCATAAAAGACAACCGATTTGAGGATATCTGCCTCAAATCCGGGTTGTTGTACAATTATGTTCTTTTCAACGTCAGGCAAGGGATATTCGATGGTAACTATCTAAAGGAATATGAGTTCTCTACTAAACTATGTAAGGAGAATCAGATTGATTTCAGGAATTTACCGACAGCGGTATCTCAGCAAGTCGTAGCTCAAGTATTTTCGGTAATAAAGTCTTGGATAAGATTAAAGAAGGAATATGAAAAGAATCCTTCTAAGTTCAACTCAGAACCTAAGTTGCCGAAGTACAAACGAGGCAAGAAGCAGAATATGGTTGTATTTACAACAAATTCTTGTAGATTAAAAAAGGATGGTTACATCCATTTCATCAAAAACATAATTCCATCAATTAAAACAAAAATAGGAGATGACAAATTATTTCAGGTTAGGGTAATTCCGCAAGCGACTTGCTATGTGGTTGAGGTTATTTATGAGAAGAAGGAACAGGATCTTAATCTTGATAAGGATAATGTTCTTTCGATTGATTCGGGATTGAATAATTTATGTACATGTATAAGCAATGTAGGTATCAAGCCTTTCATTGTAAACGGTAAGATTATTAAATCCTTCAATCAGTGGTATAATAAGAAGAGAGCTAGATTGATGTCATATATTGGCGATAAGGGAACTTCAAAGAGACTTAGACGGCTAAATAATTATAGGAATTTTTGGATAGATGATCATATCCATAAGATCAGCAGGTTTATTGTCAATTATTGTATTGACAATAATATTGGTAGTCTTGTAGTAGGGTTAAACAGAGGATGGAAGAATGGAGTAAATCTAGGAAAGAGGATAAATCAGAAGTTCGTTGAGATTCCGTTCTCCAAGCTAATTGATAAGATTTCTTACAAATGTAAATTGGTTGGAATAAACTTTCAAACCAATGAGGAATCCTATACCTCCAAAGTAGATCATCTGGCTTTTGAGAAACTGTGTAAGCATGATGTTTATCTCGGCAAAAGAAAGAAACGTGGATTGTTCCAAAGCTCTATCGGAAAGCTGATTAACGCTGATGTCAACGGAGCTATTGGGATTGGAAGAAAAGTATTCGGTGATTCTTACGTCAGTAAGATAATCGATAGTGGGTTGGCGTTTAACCCGGTTAGAGTAAACATTTTGTGATACGAATGTGAATTTAATAAATAAATTAATAATTTAATAACGTGACGATAAAGGGCTTATTGGCCGAGATCAAGGCCGATTTACATAAATACGATGATAGCGGGGCTATAGATACCTCATCTGTTTATAGGTGGGCTGAGATCGCTTTAAAAAGGTTTGGGGGTGTTATAGCCGTCATGTCCGAGGCGATTGTCAAGACCAGCAACAAACAGGCGGTATTACCTTCCGATTTCTTCGACATGCTTGACGCCTATAGGTGTGAGCCTCTTGTCTGTGAGATTCCGGGGGGCGATAAGGCTAAGGCTGACCTCCAACACGAGATCGGCTGGGTCGAGCGCACCGAGCGCGGCTTCCGTTGGAACTCCTGCACGGAGTGCTGTAAGGAGGAGTTTGAGAAGACGATCACGGAGAAGCTATATATCGGGTCTCACGAGGTTCGTTTCCATTATCATCATCCCGTAAGGTTATCCATAGGTCGTGGGCTGAGGCGTGATTGCGCCGCCGACAAGTATCGGGATAAGTATGATTGGGATAATTATGATATAACTATATCCGGCAATGCTATGTATACCGGGTTTGATGGATTTATTTATATCATATATCGTGCTACGCCTAAGGACGATGACGGTCTCCCGTATATACCTGAAACGGCGTTAGGTTATCTTGAGGATTATGTCGAGACGTATATCAAGATGAAGATCTTCGAGAACGCCGCCGTTAACGGTTTGATACAAGGGGCTGGTGATGCTTATAAACTATACGCCCAGCAGGAGCCGGGTAAGTTCGCTAGGGCCATGAAAGAGCTTAAGATGTCGATGATTACCTTGAATGATTACCGGGAGCTGGCTGAGGATAATAGGAGGAGGATGCTGTCTTATGAGCGTATGTGGCCCAACGCTTTTGATAAGTATATTAAACTGGTTTAACAAAATACGATGATATGGCTGATTGGATACATTTAGATAAGACAAGTGGTACCGGACCTGCTGAGGTTAGGGTTACCGCTGATGTCAATGAGACTGGAGAGATACGTCAGGCTACGTACAAGGTTATAAAAGAAGGCACCAAGGAGGAGAAGACGTTCGTGTGCAGGCAGGAGTCGGTTCCGGTGGTTATTATCCCGGAGTTCGACTACCTAGTGCTTAGGTATATCTGGGCTGACGAGGACGGCATTGACTTTGACACGGCTACCGGTTTCGATAACACCGGCCTCCCGGATGTTGACGGCAAGCTGGTTGGTTGGAGTAAACAGTACCAGACCACGCAGGAACGGGTAGGTGATTATCTCATCCATGGTGGTGATAACATGGAATCGGGTAATGAGGCAGCTTTGATCCAGATGGGACCGTTGTTGGATGGCGATAATTATGATAAATTACCTCTTGAGATCAGATGCAGTATATACGGTAACTGGTATGGTGGTCGTGAGAAAGGTAATATCACTATCAAATTCACGGCATATAAGGGCGGTTCTATGGAGAAACGTGGATATGATTTTGTCAATATCGGAGGCGAGGAGGTTTATACCGGTAATGCCCCGACCAATGTATCCGCCCACGGAGAGGATAATTGGCAGGATATAAGAACCTCGTATTCTAAGGTGGGCACGATGATTTATAACAAGGAATCTCGTGACTGTATTGTAAGAATAGGTGAGTGATTGTTCTTTTTCATAATACAAATATCTATCAGCTCTCTCGTCCGTGAGGATGGGGGAGTTTTTTTGTTTTTTAGTCCTTTACTTATGACATGTTTGATCTTTTATTGCGTGGGAATAATCTAGCCTTGCCGAAAACTAGCATTATGATCGCATTAAATGATGTCAATAACGAACTCCATGTCCGGTTGTATATATTGGAGGTGTTCAAGGATTATGTTCGGGATGATGATTTCGACGAGCTTTTAGATAAGGCATTGGATTTTGTCATGGAAGGCGTTTCTATGCCTAAGGTGCCGGTAAAAGATACTACTATGAGCGATATATCAAGAAGTATTATCGCCTTGACCACAGGTATAGGGTTTGATGGTAAGATAAACAAAAGTCCTCTGGAATTGGCTTATGACAGATGTAGGATGAGATATGTTTTCGATCCTCGGAATCGTGACATACATGGCGTTGTCGTTGGTTATTCCAATGATTTCAATAGTCTGGTGGCCGTGTGCGACGAGGGATCGAAGAGAGGAATAGATAAAGGATCTACCGATTTTGTGGATGTCAATGAGAGATACGTTACTAACGGGTTCTTCTACATATCCGTAGAGGACGCCGATAAGCAATCAAGCTACATGGGAAAAAATCCATAATTATTATGTTTTTGTATTTTCATTAGGGGTAAACGTTGCAAAGTGTTTAGATTTTCCTTCTGGCTTGTGAGAGTCAGAAGGATTTTCTATTTTTGTGCGATTTGAATGTTTTGCATAATACGTACGGTTTGTTAGAATCCGCCACATAAGTGATTATCTGGCGGATTTATTATATTTGCGAAAAAGATAAGATCGTGCAAAATAACTCTAACATAGCGGTTCCCGATTCCGGGATGAACAGGGATAAGCATCCACAGGACCTATCCCCGTCTGAGTACAGTTTCGCCTTGAACGCTACCATAGAGGGTGACGATGGGAGTCAGATTAAGATTCAGAACGAGCCTAGCACCCTTTTATGCAAGCGATTCGATGGCTATAAGGTTATTGGGTATAAGAATGATATAGCTGGTGATAATACTTATTTTTTTCTCGTGAATCCTGATAACAATACCTCTAAGATCACGTTCATGAGGTCATTGGATTATGTCAAGACCGTAGAGGATCAATTAGCAGGATCAGGGAAAGATATTCATCGTATCCTTGGCGAGAGACTTGAGGAGTCGGATGGTCGTTTCGATGAGATATGTGATTTGATGGAGGTGTTGATAGAGGATGGGACCGATGACCCTTGTCTTAACTTCTCCATTCATCACCCGATTTTCGATATAGAGATCAAGGATGAGAAATGTGGGAAGGTGATATACTGGACCGATGGATATAATCCCCAGAGATATGTTATGGTCGATAAGGCTCTTAATCCGGATGATGATGGTGACTTTTGGTATCATTACCATGGGTATAAGACATGTGGGGATGATAAGCCAATAAAGAGGTGTAGGCTGGCTTGCGAGAAGCTTCTGGTGTTCCCGTTGCTGACGGCCCCGTGCGTGGAGCCTGAGGTCGTGGAGTTCGGGGGGAGCCTGCGTGCCGGGACCTACCAGTTCTGCGTGGCGTTGTGCGATGAGTTCGGGATTGAGAAGACCGGATATTGCTCATTGACCAACCCAATCATGTTATTCGATCGTCAAGATATGGTTATCCGCGATGGTTTATGGGGTAAGTCAACCAACATGGGTATCCGCCTTACCGTGTCTAATATAGATAAGCAGGTATCTCATTATAAGATAGGCGTTATACAGAACACGGTTGGGTTTAATGGTGAGCAAAGCCCGGTTCTTGAGTATTTCATAGAAGGTATACATCCGATAACGGAAAGGACCATCTATTACCTTACGGATCAGTATAGCGAGCGTACGACCATGGAGAAGTTATCCAAGGAAATACCGGTATATAAGACAGCCAGAGGCATGACGTCTGTCGGGAATCGTCTTCTTCAATACGGATTGACCGTGGAGAATGAATGGAATCTTCAACCGGTCGTTAATTTCTTGGGTCATTTCGTTAAATGGCAGACATCGATAGCCACGGAGAATCTATATAAAGACGGTGTGGCTTGCTCTAAATACGCCTCTTTCATGCGTGACGAGGTATATCCGTTGGGTATAAGATTCTTTACCAATACGGGATACAGGACAGCTAGATTCCCGCTTATCCCTCGTCCGGCCACAAGGGAGGAGATGGAGGTTATCGTTGATGAGGACGGCAACTCTGAAGACCTATCAGCGGCTTCGGTATTGGAGAACAACCCGCAGTGCGCCGGGAACAGCCGCCGTTATCTTTGGCAGTTTAAGAATACGGCAAAGATCATAAACGACCCGTCTTGGGGATTTGATGATTTTGGGGGAGAATGCAAGAATCAGCTAGATGTTAAGCAACTCAGATATGTAGAGCAGGAATATGCCACGGTAGGAGAGACCCAATTCGTTATCAACACGATGGGGGAAGATGTTACGGTAGATGATGCTATTGATTATATCGCTGATAATATAGAGAACTTGTGTGATATCATAGAATCTAATGTAGGTATTACTGACGAGTTATGCGCTGCTATATCATTGCCAGAGGATCAAGACGGTATAAAGGCTCCCGATTTCCCTAGTGGATGTGATGATATCGAGAGGATAGAGACCAGGACTATATTGGATAAAAACTCTTTGGTGGATTCTAGGATTGATTTTACGTATAAGCTGGCTAGTGATTATACGGAGACTGAGCCTACCACCTTAATACAAAGTAATGCCGAGTCACAAAGGAAGTTCTCTGTATTGTGTGATTTCGATAATTATTCCAGTGGAGGTAAGAATATCATAGATCTGGTTCAGGAATGGCTGGATGGTCAGGATGAGGATAAATTCCCGTCTGATATAGACTCCTCCGCCTTGGTCTTGTGTCAGGATATGTCTAATGTCCGGCAGTTATATGATGAGGGTATATGTACTAATGGGTGTTCGGTAGGTGATCCTCACGTGAATCCTACTATTAACGATGTTCAACTTCCTACATTCCAGGGGGGTAGGTCATTGGGTAAGTGCACATATTTGTATCAATATCCCGGATGGGAAGGAAAGAAGCATACGGAGACGATGCTTGATCAGTTAATGGATACGATGGAGGCTTATTTCCCCCAATATGAGAGTCAGTTTGGTATCGAGAACGCCATGTGTCTTTTTGGCGATGGTGATAATTCTAAGTTTAATACCGGTATAACTACTGACTGGGAAGGTCGTGTGTCTATGCAGAATGATATTGACGCCAAGACCAATTGGTTCGGTAGAAGCAACTTGACTTATTTCAAGTTCTATCCACATGTATCCTCATACGCCAGATGGGTGGAGTTGGATTACGAGAAATACATAAGTGGTTTATCCGATCCTGATAACGGTATTATGTATATAGAGATGATGGGTAACTATAATTATCCGATCGGCGACTCGTCATCATACAATAAGGTTCGTATAACGTTTTTCTCGGACAAGGAAGGTACCGTGGCTCCTAATCCTTTGGCTAATGATGCCAAGAAAGGTGTTATAGTGAATTACGTGGATCATAAGATATTTATGATGCCAAAGTACTTGTTCTGGAATGATGACAAGACTACTTTCCATAAGATATATGTTTGCATCGAGCCTGCGGTATGCGTGTTCTTCACCGGTTTCGCCATGAGGCAGGACATGAAGGAGCTTGCCGGATTCTATACGGCCGGCACCGCCATCTTCCCCGCCCCGTTCTGTTTTGGCATTCGGCCACTGGAGGTGAAATACGTATTCTTCTTCACAAAAGAATTGAAATTAAGGAGATTCGTTACCTATGAGGCGAAATGTATCTCATGTGGGGATAAACCCGCTGACTGCGCTCCCAGACCATATCAGTACGGTAATTTCGGATATTGGGAGTCTACCAATAAGTATCCGGCTAATTTTGAGTTGTATGATTCAAGTAAGATCGGGATATCATCGGGAGGATCAAAGAGGAAGGACATAATAGATTCTTTGACGAAATACTATGGGTCTCCTAAATCAGTTGGGGGTAAGTCTTATTTCACCGGTAATGGGGGTAACGCTGAGTATCCCAATACGTCAACCACGTTTTGTCAGAGACCTATACGTCATTACAAGTTTCCGGATAACTCTGTCGCTCCTTTCATGGGTAATCCGTCTCAACTGACCGGTCAATATGGAGTTGACTCCTATATTTATCCTATGGGGGTGATGCTTGATGACGATATCGTTAATGAGTTTCTGGATATAGCGGTAGAGAACGGTCTTATAGATAAGGCTAGAAGAGATTCTATAATAGGATATGAGTTGTATAGGGGCGATAGGACGTTGGATAAGAGCGTTATCGGGACCGGTCTGGCTTATGATATGTTTAAGTACGATGATCCAGACGGATCGGCTAACCTTTATCCTAATTACCCTTACAACGATTTGTCTGATGATATGTATATCTATAAGGATATTAATCGTGAGAAATTTATAACGCATCCGTTTAACAGGAGGGGTAATATTTGGTATTCATTCTTAAGCCCTGATATTGCCTTTAACAAGCCTGACGCTCCCACCGAGTGCCTTGTTGATGGTTATCAATTAGGTAAATCCTCCGGTATATTCAGGGAGGTGGAGGATCACCCTAAATGGACGATATTAGGGAGCAAGGCTTACAGTATGGCAACGTCATTGGCTACGGTGGAGGCTATGGCTAATTTAATATCCGCTATAGCTGAGTATACATATCAGTCGGCTTCACAGCAATATGTCGGTGGAGGCGTGTTCTTTTTAGCCAACCCTGTCGGCATAGCGCTGACGGCTATCCGTCTGGCTACGGGTATCGCCAAGGCCACAGCCCAGTCCGTGGTGGATATAGGCAAGTACAGGTATCAGTGGTTAACGGCATTGATAGATAGGGGACCTAGACGGAACTATGCTTATTATTATACTTCTGTCGCTCATTATAATTTATTTTACCAAAAAATAGGGGCGTCGGAGCTACGTGGATTGTCAACGGCCAAATATATCAAGAGCGGGTTGTATCCGGTTACAGACATCTCGTCACAAGGGGGAACCGTAGGTGGTAAGCCTATTATCATAAACAACCTCGATCGTGAGCATTCGTTGTTCATGTCATTTGGTATGGATAAGTATATGCTTGAATATCCGGAGTTGGTTTCAAGTTACGATACCAGTCGTATTCAGGATGAGTGTAATATTCGTAACGATGAGGTGGCTGGTATGACGCCTCATTTTATGACACGTGAATCTTTCGTATCCTGTCCTTATATGAGGATAAAGAAATATTCTCCGGCTCAATACGGGCAGATAGAGGATATCAGGTGGGTATCGTTAGGCGGTTGCGGGTTGATGGATGAGAATAAGCGTAAACCTGTTTTTGGAGGTGATGTATTTATATCAAGATTCTCACTTAAGAGGAAGATGCCTATGTTTTACTTGACTCAGTTCGGTCAGGGGGACATGATACCATTCCCTTATTACGATTATCGAAACATCGGGTATCCCCGTTATTTCGTCAATTACGATACCGGGGAGGATTATCTTAATAAGACCGATACGGATACCGGATCGCTATACTCTTTCCCTAGCCGGAAGAGCGCTTATGAGATGGTTTGCAAGACCGGAGATATGTATCTTGGCGGTCGTTTCTTCCTATACTTCTATGGCATACCTCAGTTTCTTGTGGAGTCTGAGATCAATTGCAATTTCCGTATAGCCGGGCCTGAGCCTTACGAGGGGTTTTATCCGGAGGTAGGGGATTATATATCATGGACTCAGGAGCGTAATGTCCCTATATCAAGGGATAATGTGTTTAAGATAAGTCCTGTGTATAAGAATCGTTTTACGCTAGGCGGAAGGTCATTACCAGAGACGTATGATAGCAATTTTTGGGACTGCGCTTACCAAAGACCCAACGGCGTCATATGGAGCACCGCCGACGTGTCGGAGAATGGCATGACCGATCCTTGGCTGTCGTATAAGCCTATGGATTACCATGAGTTCAAGACCTCTTTCGGGAAACTTATAAGCATGAAAGGGATAGAGTCGGATCAGATACTGGCTCGCTTCGAGAATCAGGTAGGGTTGTATAACGCCATAGACGTGTTGGCGGAGAGAATATCCCCGGAGAATAGCGAGATAGGGACAGGTGGTCTTTTCGCCTCTCGTGGTATCGAGTATAATAATACGACGTTAGGATATTCCGGGACCCAGAGCCGGGATATGATCAGTTGTGAATTTGGGCATTTTTGGGTCGATTTAAGGCGTGGTCAGGTGTTTAAGGTAGATTCTAACGGCAGGAATCTTACGGAGGTCACACCGGGGCTTAGAAACTGGTTTAAGGAGCATCTTCAGATGAAGATCATCCGTAGCCGGATATATAACGCTGATACGGACGCTGAGTTGTCTTATTATGATATCGATAACAAGTTCTTTGGTATAGGGCTATCCATGGGCTGGGACAATCGGTTCAAGAGAGTTCTGATAACCAAGAAAGATTATATACCGGTAGGGAATCCGAGCGAGTACCAATTCCGTGGCGGCCGGTTCTACAGGAACGGGCAGGCGGTGGAGCTACAGGACGCCAGCCATTTCACGGACGTCTCGTTCACCGTTGGATATAACTGCCTGAAGGGTGAGTGGAAATCATATTTATCCTACACCCCTGATTATTATATCGAGCACCAGCATTATTTCCAGTCTGGAAAGAACTACTCAAGTGAAAGTCAGGAGATAGGGTTATGGTCTCATGGATTGACCAACCAATCGTATCAAGTATTTTACGGTAAGCTATATCCGTTCGTTATAGAGGTACCGGTACGTGAGCAGTATGTGAATAAGATCCTCACGAACTACCAATATAGGATGGATGCCAGAAGGTATCAGGATGAGGTTAATTACCAAATTCTTAGGACTACCGGATTCAATAAGGCATGGTTTTATAACGATACCAACAACAGCGGTGAGCTTCGGATGGTTATCGCTGACAAGAACGATATGAGCCAGCGGTTAAGGTATCCTGTAACCAATGACGATAGCCGTGAGATACTGGTGACGGAGGTTGATCAGAAGATAAATATAAATGACTATTTTAACGAGGTCAAAGACGATACTAATAACCTCCCGGTATGGATCAAGGATGTGAATGACATTGACCGGAAGATCGACCCTAGGGCTGTCGATTATCATCGGAGGTGGCGGGATCGTCTTCGTGGCGATTGGTTCTTGGCTAGGTTCGTGAATGACATTGAGAGTAGGTTCAAGATGATAGTTCGTTGGTTTAGCAATGAGGAGAAAGTTTATTGATTTATTAACATATAGGGGGGGGTATTTTGCCGCCTCTCCCTTGTATATTAAAACGATATGGAAGATTTTATTGGTAAGTACGATGGTAATCAAATAGACAGTAGACTTGATAAGGTCAAGGATATGGTTGGCGCCACGGCGTCCGGGGCTGGCGCTGCGGGATTGGTGCCGGCTCCTGCTAAGGGGGATGAGGGTAGGTTCCTTTGTGGTGATGGTACGTGGAAGGACGCAGTAGCTAAAAGTGATGATGAGGATGCTTTTTTAGCTATCATCTTACAGCTTGTAGGAGATCAATCTACTACTTTGCCTCAATCTCAATATAATACTATAAAGTCGTTGTTTGATGGTAGTTCTACGTCCAATGTCAGGATGATAAGACCTAACAATTCTTTTGTGGAAGCGTTAGGTGGCATGAATATTAATGATTTGATGGTTTTTAATGATCAAAGGAATGATTGTATCACTATTTATATCAGCGCTTCAAATAATTCCCTTAATATGGGATTTTCAGATATATCTATATCTGTTTACCCTAATTTGAATGTTGAATATATTAATTCTTCTTTAAATATAGCATCATTAGATGACACTGAGATAGTTATTGCAAGGTCTTTTGGGAATACAGAAGATAATATAAATTTTGATAATCAGCTTCATCTTAAGTTGAAAGGGACTGGGAATAAAGCATTGATGGATAATGGGTTATATCAGGATATAAGAGGTATAGACATATCAAGTTATCTATTAGAACCTGGGACTATTGATATAGTATCATCTATAACCAAATCAAAATATGATGATATAAAAAGTTATATTCTAAATAATGATCATATGTATCTTTCACGAGTGATATCTGGCTCCGGTTTTACGGCGACTTTTAATTCATATATCATAGCAAGTTATATTTATGATGCCGCTTATTTGGTATTTTTTGATCCGAATTCTTCAAAAATGAGTAAGATAAAAATTAATTATGATACTTATGAGGTGAGTACTATTGTAATTTAAATATTTGATGTTATGGCAACAGGAAAAGCTAGCGGTAAGAAGAAGGGCGAATGCCCGAAATCAGGATGTATCAAGAAAGTAGGGAGTGATTGGCGAGTGGTCAGTAACAAGACCGGTAAATTATGGCCGGCTAAGTACAAGTCTAAGGAGAAAGCTAAAGGAGCCTTGGCTGCTTATCACATGCATTAGCGTATAAACGGGTACATGATTTATTATGTACCCGTTTCGTGTTTTTAGGCTTATGATATTATGATTATCTTTGTGAAAAACGTAATATATGTCTAAGAAGAATAAACCGGAGGAAATCCCATCGTGGATAAAGGATTTATATAAGGAGGATCTTAACCGGGTTGTCAATGGCGAGCGTCCTATGTATTTCAGAGGTATGGATGATAGTCCTTTGAGAAACGTGTCCCCGGAGTTTGATATCCTTAGCGGAGGAGCCGCAGTTAAAGGCATGAATGGGATAAGAGGTACGTTGTCCCCGTTGAATAACGGTATGGGTAATTATAATTTCAGCCTCAGGGGTATAAATAAGAAGATAGGTGAGCTGGTTGATGAGGCGGGATTATATCTACCTGAGAAATTAAGACCTGTATATCGGACTGTGGTGGATGCTATGTCGAGTTCCAAGGATAAGGGGTTGGGTCATATCACGCAGCCGTTGGCCAACGCCCTGTACCCGGCGGACGAGCGGCGAAACCGGCGTCTGGACGGGGAGTATCCCGTTGGTTATGTGGATGCCATAGACGGCATATGGCCCATGGAGAAATATGGGCTATGGGGAGAGAAGATCGAAGATAAGCAAGATGGAGGAGAGATAGAGGATATAGCAAGAAAGATGTATAGATCTGATCTTGATCGTGTGATATTCGGTCAATCTCCTATATATTATAAACAGCTTGATGATAAATCTCTAGATGATACCCATCCAGAATTTGATATCCTTACCGGTGGTGTCTCTCTTAAATCTGCTCCTTCTTACAAAATGGGGATAGTTGGGAAGGGTAATGTGTTTGACAATCCTTGGGAGTCAAGTATTTATGGTAGGATATTTGATAAATTGGATGATTATGCGAGCATCCCAAATGACGTGTTCACCAAGTATCTAGGTAAGACGTTGAGAGGGATAAAGAAAAGGATACCGGATAAGGATGATAAGAAAAAATTTCAGGATATAGCCGAGAAAGTTGTCAACCGTGTTTATGAGGATTTGGATTATTATGTAGGTCTTGGTTCTACTATGCTGGTTGATGATAAGGAGGAGAAAGAAGAGGGAGGTCCTGTAAATACCAATCGCTCTTATGGTTCTGGCAAGTATGTGATTGATCCTCGTAGATCAGGGGATAGCAAAATGGCTGTATATGATGAGATATGGGATTATCTGACGGATAAGAAGGGGATACCACAAACACAAGCGATCGGCATCCTGTCTAACATCGCCGCCGAGTCCGGAGGGGATACCACTGCCCTAGGAACCGCCGGTGATTTTGGCATCCAACAATGGCTTGGACCGAGGAAGAAGGAGCTACAGCGCAGGTATGGGAAGAAACCGACATTGATACAGCAGTTGGATTATCTCGTGGATGAGTATCAAGGCAAGGTCCCGGGGTTAGGTTGGAACTACATCAATCAAGGAAAGTTCTTTGACAAGGATGCTCAGGGGAATGAGTATAACTATTATATGTATTCTAAATCCGATTTCGATAACGCTGTCAACTACAAGGACGCTACCGTGGCATGGAATCAAGGATACGGTAGGCCTCTTGGATCGACCTTGAGAAATAAGAAGAGATTTGAGTTCGCTGATATGTTCGCTAATAGGTATGGTGTCCCGGAGAACGAGCCAATGAGATACGAGTTCGGACAGCGGGATTCGGGCACGGGGGACGGAGGTCAGCAGCCCGTACCTGAGACGGTAGCCCCTGCCGATCCTTCTTTGGCTTCTCGTCCTACCATGGATAGTTGGTTGGAGAAGGAGGGTCAAGATCTGTTATATAAGATGCTAGCTCAATCTGGCGCTAACAAGAAAGCCATAGAGGACATCGCCAATAATATTAAGAATGATCCTCAATCGGAGGCGCAGATAGCGGAGGCCGAGCGTATGCGTAGGGAACAGGCAAAAAGGCAGTTGGTTCTTAATATGATACCGGGGTTAAGCCTTAACATAAAAGGTGTGAGTAGAAATAATAGTTAGTATTTTAATGTTAAATAATTTGTTATGAATAAGTTGCTGTTTTTATTTGATGTGTTATTTAAGGGGACTTGTTTTACCCCCCCCCCACACCCTAGTAGTTTAGGATGGGGGAATAGATGGGTAGGTGCTATGGCTGATGATAGGAGGATGGTTATAGCATTGTTAGTAAAATATCTAAGGGGAGGTATGTTATGAGAAGACGTGTAATGACAGGTCCCAAAAGCTTGGATGTATTGTATACATACACTTATAATAGTGATAATTACCATACATTTGTAGCTCCAAAGTCGGCGTATTATTATGTTGAGTGCTGGGGTGGTCAAGGTAATTATGGTTACAATGATAGCGAAGATAAGTTTACCTGGCCCAATGACCCTGGGTATGGTGGATATGTGGCTGGATTTATCAAGTTAGTTGGTGGTGATATCATTTATGTGTATTGTGGAAATGGTGGACTTAAGCAGACGGGTAATGTTGTAAGATATAATTATAATGGAGGAGGTTCAGGGCATTCAATGACTAATGAGGGCGCTGGAATGTATATCTATGAGGGAGCCGGGGGCGGAGCTACAGATTTGAGGTTGTCCAACAATAGCGATCCTCTAAACTTAGATTCTTTAAAGACCCGTATTATGGTATCCGGGGGAGGTGGTGGAGGATGTGAGTATTATTTTATTGGGCACGGAGGATCAGCGGGAGGGTTGGAGGCGTATCTTGGGGGCTATGCCAAGGGAACTCCTGCATCCCAAGTAGCGGGAGGATCTAACTCCGGCAATAGTTTAACTAACGGAAATATAGGTCTATTAGGAGTGGGAGGAGGATGTGGTTTTGATGGCGTTTCGTATTCCTCTGGTGGAGGAGGAGGCTTTTATGGAGGACCAAGCGGCGGGATATCGCCGAACGCTACTCAAGCTGGTGGTGGAGGATCCTCGTATATATCCGGTCATCCGGGATGTGTGAAATATGATAAATATGTATTTACTAACACTAAGATGATAGATGGGAACGGGTTCGTATGGACAGATGTGAAAGGGGAATTAGAAAAAATGCCTAATCCTTTGGGTGGATTATATGATTTAGGAAAGGGACATATAGGCTCTGGATATTGTCGTATATCTATATTCTAATAAATATTTATATATCTAATCAGTTTAGTGTTATATTTGCGAAGTAATTAAACGTTTTAGATATGAAAAGATTGTTATTTTTATTTGCTATGTTATTGACGCCGTTCGCTTTGATGGCGCAAGAGGTAATCCCATCAGAAGGGGCTATCACTATTGATTTAACTACCTTCACCGGCATCATGGCTTTCGTCACGATGTCAGCTACGCAGTTAGCCAAGGTTGTGCCGTATATTGACACCCATAAGTGGGCTAAAGTCCTATCCGCCGTAGTCATAGGTATGCTGGTTTGTATATTAGCGTGGCTACTAAAGGTGTCTCCATTGCTTATAGGGAGTGAATGGTGGGAGGCTCTATTATATGGAGTGGCTGTAGGTCTCAGTTCTGCCGGTTTCTATGATTTGGTTAAGGCTATAGGATCATTATTCATAAAAAGAATTTAATTCTGTACATAATAATAGCATTTGCTGAGAGACTCATCGTTGTGAAATGATGAGTCTCTATTTTTTTTAAACTATCTTTGTGTCAGAACGAAATTAATTTGATATGAGCAAGTATGTAATCAAGAGGAAGATACCTAAATATCAAGAGGCCGGGGAAGTCACCCCTATTATGCCCGGTAATGTTGTTGGTCTTCAGGGTATTGGAGTGGAGCCTTTGGTTTCGTCTACCCAGATAGGATTTGATATTCAGCAGCCTGATATTAATACCATTGATACAAGTGATTTGAGCGCTTTGGTTGACAGTAATAAGAAGGTTGATAAGTCTGGTAGTACGGATGTTTTTGATTTTACCACCATCCCTTACTATGGCGCTGATGATATAGGGTCTAGATTCACTCAGATGGGTCGTGGTATAGGGCGTATGAGAAGTGAGGGATATGGAGATTTATCCACTAGGGCTAAAACGGCTAATACGATAACCACCATAGCCTCAGGAATTAGTGGTATCATGGGATTGGCTCGTAACGTGGTTTCTGGGATAGCGTCTGAGAAAGGTACTCGTACCAATATCAGGTTGGCTCAGGAGCGTGAGGCCAGACAAAGAAGGCAATCCCAGATGCAGTACAAGGATGGTGGGGGTGTTTATCTAGGGCCTAATAATAGGTTCGATAGCGGAAGCCTTACCGGTGAGTACCTGTATCCGTTACCTAAGTCGATGGAAGATCAAGCCAACGTAGAGGTCGAGAAGGGTGAGTACGTGACGCAGCCCGGAGAGGCGCCGATGGAGGCTATGGGGCAGAAGCACGCCGATGGTGGAACCCCCGTTTCCTTGGAGCAGGGAACGAAGGTTATTACCGACGACACAACCATAGAGCCGGATTTCGCTAAATACATCAGAGATACGTATGGGATCAAAGCCACGCCTAAGGATACGTATGCTACGTTAATGGACAGGTATAAGGCTAAGATCGGTCTTAAATCGGCTTACGATGATCAGAAAAAGGCGCTGGAGAAGCTGAAGAAAAACGATAAGATAGATGACGAGAATACAAGGCGTTTAAACGCCTCTGTATTATCTAAGGCCATAAATGATAGTAACGATACGGTTAATGGATTAGAGGGGAGATTTACGGACTTCGCTAATGTCATATACAAGGAGCAGGAAGACCGGAAGATGAAGAAGGATGAGGATACGTATTTCGCCAAGGGAGGTGAGATAGATAACATCATATCCAGATCCATGAAAGAATACGGTCTTACGGAGGAGGATATAGCTGAGGCTAAGAAAGAGCTGCTTAAGAAAGTGGCTGGTATTCGCCAGAAGATGGAGATAGGAGGCACGTCTTTGTTCGGTCGTAAATTAACTTTCCGCCCGATCGAGAATAGGTTCAACAATGATCCTAACTATTTCGGTTATCAGCGCCAAGGAACTGATGGCTCTTATGGAGGTATTAATACGGATGAGAGGTTGAATTATTATAAGACATTCAATCCGGTCGCTTACGATGCTTATATGGGAGCTTCAGAGGACACTAGGGCTAGGGCGTTGCAAGACGCTATCTACGGTCAGACAAGTAGCTGGATGGGCTTGGCTACGGCTGAGAACCCGATCATCGCCAACGCCGAGGCGCTTCGGGATTACACGACGCTCGTTTCCTTTGGCGGTGAGGATAGTCGAGGTAATTACCCGGAAGACAAGAAAGCCGCATATCATGATAGGATGAGAGACAATAAATTAGGTTTGTTTACCACATCTCGCCCTATGATCGGTCTAGACGTTGTTACAGAGGAACAGCATAAGGCTCTTAACGATGCCGGTATCACCCATTTTAGCCAACTGTTCTCTGATAAGAACAAGGATGTCGTTAATAAGATACTTGGCGAGGATATGCTTAAGATGCAGGCATTGAGATCCATGAAGGGAATGGAAGGTCTTGATTTTATACTTGACCCTCATAAGGTGGTTCCCGGTCCTATGGATATAGGTGATGTGGAGAATCCTGATGTTAAGCTGGATATGCCTGAGCTGATTGATTCTAATACACTTCCTAAAACCAACACAAATGCCGGTAAGTCGAACGGCGGCAATGGAGGCAGGAATATAGTAGGTGGTGGTCTTGACTTTCCTGAGGTGTTCAGGATGACTCCGGGAGCCGTGACAACGGAAGGTATGGAAAGACATTACGCTCCTACCGTGGATCCGGTGTTGAGATCAGCTGATCAGTATATGGTTGAGGCTAATCGTGCTTTCCAATCACAATTGGATCAGATGGGTAATGTCCCGGATTCCCAGAGAGGGGCTTTATCTTCCAATTTACAGGCTATCATGAGTTCCAATATAGGTAAGTATATAAATGAGGTAGAACAAGGGAATGTGGCTCAAAGGACTTGGGCTGATAATGTCAACGCTCAGTCATGGGCTAATACTTATGATAAGAATATAGCTCAACGCCAAGCTTACCAGCAACGGATACTACAAGGATTGGCTATAAATGACGAGAACTGGGCTAGGTATTTCGATAGTGTCAATGATGAGATTCAGCAGAAGTGGAATACGGCTACGACCATGAATACATTAAGATCTATATTCGGGGATGTAAAGATCGGTCCTAATGGGCAGCTGATCGCTGATCCTCAAGGAGATATATTGAGTTATAGGAGATTATATCCCGCTCAGGAAGTAACTAAAGGCAAGAAAGGATAAAGGATGGCTTCACAATATAGTATATTAAGGAATTACGGCAAGTACGTATCACCCTACAACATGGATGTCATGATGCAGGGTATGGGATACATGCAGCAGAAGATAGATACCAATCGGCAGGCTATAAACGAGTATGCTGATTATATTATCAATTCTGACATTATAAAACCTCAGGATAGGGAATATCTTCAGAATAGGTTAAATGGATTGATACAGGACGTGAATAACGTGTATCGTAAATCTAATTTGGCTTCTGATGGTATAGCCAGAAGTATACAGGCTCGTCTTGGGGAGGCTCTGGATACCCGTGTGTTGAATGCCATTGCCGGCACTAGGGAGATCCGGTCGTTTAGTGAGAAGATGGAGGATATGAAATTGAATAATCCTAAGATGTATAGTCCTATAAACGAGGCTGAGGCTTTCGCCGATGCTGTGGCATGGATGAATGACGGTCAGGTAGGAACACGTCTTAATCCTATACATTATACTCCTTATACGGATTATCACGCTGAGGTTGATGAGAAGATGAAGAACTTCATCTCCCTTAATAAGGGAAAGAAAGTCAATGTGCCGGTGATTGATGCCAATGGTAACAGGACGGGGGAGATGCGTGAGATGTATATAGATGAAATGAGCTATGCTCAAGTCAGGGATATAGCCATGGCTTCCATATCAGAGAACGGCAAAGCTCAGATGCAACTAGAGGGTAGGTATATGGCTAGGACGAATCCTGACCTATTCAATGTCCAGAGTACCTCTGATTTCCTTAAAGGGTATATTGATGATTTTAGTGCCAAGGAAGAATCTATACGGGCAAAGCTAAAGGGCGTTGGCAATGATAAGGTCAAAAAGGCTAGGTTGGAGTCAGAGCTGGCGGATATCACCAAGCAGAAAAATGATTTCGTGGAGGAGGCTGAGGGCGTTATCGGCAGCAACTACAGTCCGGAGCGGGCCGGCATGTTCATGGTGAGGCAGCAGTTCCTTCGTGGCGTGGGGTTACGATGGTCTTATAATAACTCATACGAGACGCTTGGTGTTGATGATTATTATTTCAAGGCTAATCAACAGATGATGGAGAGGGCTAAGTTCAATGAGACAAAAAGGCATAATCTAGCCATGGAGAAATCCGCTTTGATAAGAGCTAGTAAATCAGGTAAATCGGAGAATGGAAATGGTGGAGGCGATGACATGACCGGTCCCACCGTGGTTACGAAGAGTGCCAATCTTGAAGATGTGAATATAAGCGATGAGTTCATGAATGGATTTATAGCCAATGAAAAGGCGGTGAATACAGGCATGGAGAATTTTGTAAAGTCTCTATCAGACGATGCCAAGAGGAAGATCGACGCATGGGCATCTGATCCTGAGAATAGTAATGTGGTCAAGGATATGGATAGGGGTCAGGTTATCATGACTTATTTTAAGGCTAATGGTGGATCTACGAATACACTTCTTGATTATAATGGAAAGGATAGTTATATAAAGCTTCTTGGGTTAAATAACCAAAGGAATAAGTATAGTAAGATTAATGAGGGTTTCAATAAGGCTGAGAATACTGTTTTGGATGGTGTTGATGCTATAATCGAGAAAGAGGCTAGATCGTATGAAGGATCAGGTATAGACATTAGTTACGGATTTGGCACATTCAATCTTGGGGATATTAACAATAATGGTGATAAGGTTTTTGATATAGATGGCATAAACGATATAACATTAGACGATTGGGCTAAGCTATCTGCTTATAGTTCTTTGCTAAATGATAATATAAACGTTGTTAATAGTAATATTCAAGGGGAAGCGCCATACGTATCGGTAGATTCAGGTCAGTCAAGTATTATTATGGATCGTTTGAATGATCTTATGGGAACGTCTTTGTCGCTTGATGATATTGAATCTATAATGTCTCTTGCCGTATCTGGGGCTAACAAGAATAGGCATATCGAGGAAATAAAAGACAGGTTTGCTGGGGATAATAGAGCGATCGCTGTCGCTACCGCTATATATGACGAAGCGCATAAGGAAAGAAATGATTTATTAAGGCATAAATGGAGCCGTGGAGATTTGGGTAGGTTAAATGATGACGCAAAGCGTGCTGGCGAGGATTATTTAAGGCAATATCGTCATGAGTACGCCGAGCGTGAGTATATCTTTTCCGGTGATTATCCGTCTAAAAGCAAAGCCGAGTATGATTATATAAAGATTAGTGACCTATTTACCCGTGGTGGTGGTTTTATTCCTAAGGATAAGGATAATGCCAATACGAAGATAACGTTTACCATATCCCCTATAGGTGATGGTAAGTATCAGATCATTGGCAATAATGGAGGTGATGGTAGATCCGTTATTGAGGTAAGCGAGGCTGATCTGGCTGCCAATGACCTTGCTTTCTATAAAGAGGAGGTAAATATTCCATCCGAGACCTACGACTCTGGTGTTGTATCTATATCGTTCGCTAATTCAAGTGATAACGCTTATGGGAAGATGGCTAAGTCATTGCAGGTGGCTCCATTCGCTTACGCCAGCGGGGCCAAAGATATGACAATGCCTTATATAGATATGTTTACGAATATAAATGACGGTAATATCAGGAAGAATCAGATGATGATCGCTACTGACGTGTTGTTTGATAACGCTTCCATGTACGAGTTAAGGGCTTCAGGATATAAGTATAATAATGGATCTTCTGGCATAAATGTGGATATATATGGTAAGGGGAAAGCCAGTAAGGGAGATACCCCGTTGTATTCTATAGACCTAGATGGCGTAGCTTACGCTGACGAAGTAGCCAGAAAGATTGATTTTTGTCCTCAGTATTATTTGACTATGGCGTGGCAACAGATACTTAGTAAGGAAAATGAGGTGTATTGGAGGAGTGAGGGCAGATCGACTACCGATGACTTCGAGAGTTTCATCTCCCCTATAGCCAGTATCATTGATCAAGAGATAAAAAACAGAAATAGTGGAAATAATGGAAATAATGGAAACCGGTAATAACGTTCCTGATGGAAAGAAATTGGCCGAAAGATATGGCTATCCTACAATGGGTGTTGATGCCACTAGAGCCATTGGTACGAATACCTATGATATACCGGATCGTGATTTGCCTCCCGTGCTTGATCCGTACTCTGCTTCGGAGAGATCAAAGTCGCAGATACCATCATTGTCGGAAAGGATTAAGAATACCGTTAAGACAAATTATTATGATGATATAAAGCATATGTCCCCATTGGGATATATGGCATCTGACCAAAGCTATAAGGGTAGGTTTAACCTTACAGGTCCGGAGATATCGTTGGAGGATTCAAGATATCGACTCAGTAGCGGTACTTGGATACCTAAATACGAGTCTTATATTCCAGGCGTAGATAACGACACGCGTCTATCTAGGAGCCAAGGTAGGACCGAGAAATGGATGAGAGGATTGGGTAAGCTGGCGGGTAAGGCTGCTTTATACGGATTAGGCGGCGTTATCCAGCCTTTTTATGGTATTTACGCCGGTGTATCCAGAGGTAATTTTAACGCCGTATTTGATAACGATTTCACGAGATGGCTGGATGATCAGGATAAGAAGATGGATTATGGTCTAGCTCATTATTACAATCGAGAGGAGCGGGATATGAATTTTCTTCAGAGCATGACTACGGCTAATTTCTGGTCTAACGATTTCTTATCCGGTCTTGCTTTTACCGCTGGTGCCATGTTATCATCAGCTGTATATTCCGGTGCTGGATTGATGAACTTAGCTCGTACGGGAGCTAGGTCAGGCGTGGCTTTGGCTAGGATAGGCAAAGCGGCTTCGGATACCAAGAAAGCGTTCGGCGTTTACCTTAGGGCCGCCCGTGCTGGACAGAGGATAGGCAAGGGGCTGGACACCCTCGCTTTCCTTGGTACATCTACCTCATGGGAGGCATCTGTCGAAGCTAGAAGCATGTTGATGGAGGCTGAGGAGAATTTCAGGCAGTCTTACCGTAACGCTTATGGAAGGGAAGTCCCATATGAGGAGCTTATGAAGTTCAGGGCTGACAACGCCGATGCCGCTAATGCCGTATTTGGCGCCAATGTCGGTATATTGTCATTATCCAATATAGCTATGTTCGGCGATATGTTCGGCATGGATCTTGGCGTGGATAAGTTCATAAAACGCAATATATTTGGCGTAGGCGCCGAGAGGATGGATAACGGGACATTGAAGGCCATAACGCCTAAGAAATGGCAGAAAATAGCCGGGAATACGTTCAATATCATCAAACGTCCGGTATCTGAGGGTCTGTATGAGGAAGGTCTTCAGGGAGTGGCTAGTAAATCCGCCGAGGATTGGGTAGAATCAAGATACAATCCTATGGCTATCCGGCAGAATATAGGCTATATGGAGGCTATAAAGAACGGGTTCAAGGAGACTTACGGATCTAATCAGGGATGGAAGGAAATCGGCATCGGTATGATTATCGGATCGGTTATGGGAGGAAAAACTATTGGTGGTATAAAGGAATGGAGCCAAGACATGTCCCGGAACAAGGGGATGGTGGAGGCCTACAACACCAATGCCGGCGCCTTGACTACCGCCGCTATCCGTGCTATTCGTGGCAGTATGGCTCTTAACGCTCAATTATCTGGCTTGAAAACGGATAATAACGCTGACGATATACCTAATTCTAGAATCGTAGATAAGACTTTTAGTGACGCTGTATTCAATCGTCTTCGTTATGATCAGGAAATGGGGATGTTAGATGATACTAAGGAGAATTTCAAGACAGTCATCGAGTCTATACCTAATAGCGATATAGCCTCCGATATGAATATGACAGATGAGCAGGTAAATGAGTATAAGTCCAACCTTATCAGTGAGTTCAATAAGAAGGTTGATAATTTTACTATGGCCAGCAGATTTGCCGACTCCCTTACCGATGGTATATCCAATAGATCATTTAACACCTATATCTCCAACATGGCTTATAACGGTCTTGAGGCTAAGGATAATTTGGATGATATCGCTAATCAGTTAGGAAGGATATACAATACGGATATAGGATCTGCTTTAGATATATATTCTCGTCTTAATCCTGATTCGAGTAGGGATCTTGAGAAACTCAGGAAGCTTACAGATGATATACAGAAAATGGAGAAGAATGTTTTGAAGCTTCAGCAGAGTGTCACATCTAAGGAAGCTCTTGAGTCTGATAAGGTCAAGTTAGCCAATGAGAATGATAGACTTCTTAAATTGACGGAGGATAGGATTGCTTTGGAGAGGAGATTAGCTACGTTAGTTAACTCAGAGACAGATATATCTAAGCTGTTATTAAACAGGGATGAATCAAGGATCAGCGCCGCCGATCTTATGGCAGCTTATGAGACTATAGTCGGTTTTGAGAATGCCGTATCTATCCGTGGGGTTGATAATCATAAGGAGGCTATGGCGTTGCTTAGCGAGTATCGACATAATCTTGTGGCTTATAAGAATATAAACGAGTCACTTCGTCGTATGCGTGACAGAAGATTCATCCGGGCGCAGGAGCGCGGGTTCATGAAGATATTATCGAACGTATGGGGGAAGACTTATGAGGAGGATGACAGCAAGTATGATTTCAGGAATACCGATGATCCTGATGCTAATTCCCTTTATGCCAATGATCAGGCCATAGATAAGGCTTATCAAGATGGTCTTATAGGAGAGGACGAGGCATTTATGTTCAAGACTTATAATCATATGATAGCAAGGGCTATGGAAACGGATATCCAATCTGGTGATAATATTGTTGAGAATATCCCTGATGACGAGGACCTTATAAATCCTTCGTACGATAGGGCTGCCGATATCGCTATAAAGATCTGGAACGGCAATGAGGATATTCTGTCTCCTAGGGAGCGCCAGATATATGATAATAACAAGGATCGTATTGACGATTTCGTTAAAGGATTTGGGGATAATCCTATCGCCAGACTCAATAAAATCAGGTCGATGATAGATAGGTTAAAGATCAATGGTGATGTTTCAGATAATATCAAGAATGCTATTGATAATATTATAGATGTAAATATTAATAGCCTTGATCAGGATCAGATCAAAGAAGCTATAAAGACTTATAATGACCTTATGAATGAGGCTGACAATGGCAATGAGGTTGATCAGGATAAACTTAATGAGGCTGTTGATATTATCAATAACTATTCTGATGATCCTCTTCTTCAATTCGTGGAATGGATGAGGCTGTATGATAATGGAAGTGTGGTTGTCAAGGATTACGATAAGTCTATACCTATGGGTGATGTTCTCACGGAGAGCGAACCCGGGACATCCACCGGCAGGACGGAGGTCAACGCCGCCCAGAATCCGGTGGTGTTGATGGCCCAAAAGAGGGAGATCGGTGGGGTCATGTATTATGAGGTAGGAGGGATGAGGCTTGACAGGTTTATGGCGGGATCCGGGCTTAAGGCTCTCGTCACGCCCGGTGAATATGTTATGGATGATAAGATGGTGATAGATTTTACTGATGGGACGAACATGTTCAGCGTTATTGAGTCCAAGAATCATTCAAGATGGATGATTAGTGAGGATGACGCTCAGGCTTTCGAGAACGCTACCGGTGTCATACTGGGGCGGCAGACCGCCTTATCGACCTCCAACTGGTTCATGGTGTATCGCAAGGGGCAGGATGGGTCTATTGTCCCTTATTATACGGGTGATACGTTTGGATCTAACAACGAGTCGGTGAATCAGGAAGCAGCGGCTAGCCTTCGCAAGGGTGATATGGTAAGGTTTAAGATGGATATGTCAGATCCATACACCAAGGGACTGTATGATAAATACAATAGCCTTAACGCCGTTGATCCTAATTCTGATGAGACTAAGTCGGCTTACAGAGAGCTGGTTGATAATATGGTTATTAAGATCGTGGATAGCGATGGCAATTTCGTCTCGGTACTGAAAGCCAATGACCCGGACTCAAAAGGAAGTGACGCTGATTTAAGGAGTATGGCCTTTGAGTTGTATAGGGATAATGTAGGATCTGTCGCTGGCGAGATTGATATACCGTTCGTAGGCACAGTTACCAGTGTTTTGCCGGGAAGACCTAATTTTAGCATAAGTGATGATAATGGTACGTTGATGGTATCCGAAAATGACTTTACCAATGAGACGGTTGGTAAGGTCGAGAGCGTAGGATATATAGAGAACGGGGAGGTTACGATGAAGGATAATATTAGGTATAACATATTCCCGTTCTGTACGGCTATCGTTAGGGACAAGTATGGTAATTATAAAAATTCGCGTATCCCGGTTGTAGCTATAAAGACAGGAAATGGAAGAAATTACCTGTACCCCGTAAGATTGAAAAATCAGGATATATCATCATTCTCATCCATGATCGGATCGATGGCTGATAGGATTATGGAAGGTCTAGGCGGAGGCGTAAGTATTGATGATATAATGGATCTTAATAACGCTATAGCCAGATCCGGGTTGGATAATAAGACATATATGATTCCGTTGACGGGAGACGTGGATGTTATCAAGAAACGGCTAGGGGCTGTCAAGGAAGCGGCTAGTAAGATGCCTATGACTACTGACGTAAGAGGGTGGATAGGCGATTCCAGGACTAAGGAGGATATTTTGATGAATGACGTTACGATCAACATCGATCTTAATAACGATCCTTTCATAGCCCCTAAGTTCAGGATGAGTATCAGGAGGGATGAGACGTTCTTCGAGGAGGTTGTGACCCCGTTCGGCAGCCCGTCTGACCTCCAATCGGGGTCCGCCTCGCCCGCGAAGGCTGCTGAGGATAGGTCTTTGGTTTCCGACGGTAACGTAGTATCCGGAGAAAATGAGGCGGAAAATCCTTGCTAAATTAAATATCTTGACTTATCTTTGCGGCGTCATTCCATCACCTGACGAGTAAGATATTTAAAAGTTGGTCCCTGTCGGGTGTGTGATGGTCCCGGTGGGGACTCTTTATATTATGCAATTAGATGCTTTTTTACACCGGAAAATTATGCAAGACCTACGCATCCAGCGAGTAAAGGTCTTGATGATGTTATACACCAGTAACTATTTTGTCGATGTCAGACAAAAGCAGTTGCTTGATCATACATACGCATTAAGCAGGGATCAGGCTTTTGACTATATGACTGAGTTCAATAAAAGGCTTAGTGATAAGGTTGGTATAAAATGTACGATGGATATCCTTCTACCTACCGATGATGATAATGCTAACATCATAATCGAGCACAATGGCATCATCAAGAAGCTGATGAGAGAGGCCGAGAAACTAGAACTTGATACCGATGCTATCAAAGCCATGATGCGTGATCTTCTTAATGAGTTGAAGGATGATATTGATCTTAATATCCTGATATTTGACGTAAGCCAGTTGCTTATAAAATACAATCTATTTAGGTTGGAGGCTATAACCGAGCAGGAGTTCAAGAACTCTTTTGTCAGAATGGATAGCAGGAATATGGAGATAAAGAAACTAACTTTATCTGATATCAAGAAGGTGGTGATGATGATGGAGGATAGATATAATCGCTTTGTATGGTGAGAGAATATGATAGATTACAATTTTTGTAAAAATATCTCCTATTTGTTTGTAGTTTCAAAATAAGGTCTTATATTTGCGGTGTCCATCCGTTATTGGACCATAAGAAGATATTAACTCGCCTAGGCGTAGGCGATAGATGAGGGCTATTGGTGGAATAACGGACGCCAACGGCCCTTGTTGTTTTGTATTATGTGTAATATTGTTTTGAGCGATGACTTATCTATCAGATCGTATTTTGAAAAGGTTTTAAATCTAAGTAAACTTGGTGATAAATTCCCTGTTAATTTAGATGATGTATGGCCATTGGTTTATTCGGCTAAGGAGAAAGCTGTTAGAGCTTTAGTAAGTAGTGATCAGTTTATGCAAGGTATTGATTATGAGATTTTAGCCACAAATGGCGAAAATACGACAGTAGGAAGACCTGTAAATGTTTATATGATTTCTATATCTTGTATGGAGTATTTTATAGCTAGAAAGGTTAGATCTGTATTTAATGTTTACAGGGATGTTTTTCATAAAGTGATAAATAAAATACCATCTAGCTATTCGGAGGCTTTACGGATGTATGCTGATGAGGTGGAAGCTAGAGAAAGGGCTGAAAAAGAAGCTAAGCTTGCATTAGAGGCTAAAAGGATATCTGATAACATCATCAAAGAACAGGCTCCTATGGTTGAGTTTGCTAAGACAGCCGAAATAGCCCAAGAGACAGATATGTTGATCAGAGAGGTTCGGGAAAAGCTAGAGGCTCATGGATATGATATAGCTGAGAAGAATCTTCGTATATTGCTTGAGGATAATAAGTTCTTCGCTAAGACCGGTAAGAGGTGGTTGCTTTCCCAAAGGATGATAGATCGTGGTTACGCTCGTTATAGATATCGTGATGATGATGAGTTTTATGGAACTAACACTGTTTATGTGACTCCTAAGGGATTCCAGTGGATCGTGTCTAAGATATCTAGGGAATGGATGTCTAGGTTCTTGGAATTAAAAGGTAGGGTTCTCAGTAGATCAGATAAGGATATTTTCGCTAAACGATAAACTCCATTTTTTATAATTTAGGATTGAGTTTTTGCCTGTCCGTGAGGATCGGCAAAAAGATTTGTACTTTTCGGAGAAACATAAGGTTTGTTATTATTGTTATTTGGCTCCCGTCCGCTCGTGAGAGTAGGCGGGATTTTTTATATCTTTGTGTCAAAACGATTTAGCAATGGGAAGATCTTGTTATGTGATAAAAAATAAGGAGGGTGGGGTAGATAATGTCCTTGCCCCTAACAACCAACCATCCGGATTATACCAAAGGGCGATGGAGGTGCTGGGCGACCAGAAGCAGGCCTTATCGGTCTGGGGTACGGCCTACTCCACCGACTTCGTGTCTTTCTTTGGCGATTGGATGTCCATGCCATCGGAATATGACCTAGATAGTAACGGGGAACCTAGGTATGATGATGTCATGTCCTTTATCAAGCGGAAGAACTATTTCGCTGGCAATTTCATGGCCGATGAGGTTAAGGATATCAATAACACCCTTACTTCCTTGGGAGTCGATAATATCAACGATCTTAATGATATGATCATATCCAATTTCCTCTCCGGTGGTGATATATTTCTCAATAGGTACAATCTTGAGCGATCCGGGATGTATGACGCCGATGAGATTGATAATATCATGACCAACCGATCGGCGTATGAGCGGGTAAGGGATATGATGAGGAGGGTTGTCGATTTTATGTCTGACGGGGATCTTAATGAGAAGGATATGCATTTCCTATCCTCCGAGTCAGGTCTTGGTGATGATTATATGATATATGAGGATACATATGACTCGTTAGGGAAGAGAAAGGTCTTGAATCCAATGGAGGTAAGGGATACGATCATGAGGGCGGTAGGCGGTATCAGTGACCGCCGGGAGTTCGATCAGGCTTTCGCCTCCATCCCATACCCTTCCTTGGTACTCCGGTATCAGGAGGATCAGGATTACGCAGATCGGATGTATGACACGTATCGTAATATGACCCGTATGGAGGTTAGGGATCAGGAAGGGAATACGATTACCGACTCATGCTCCAATAGCACCATACCGTATATCAGTACGCCTAAGGACATGAAAGCCCTAAGGGGTAAGGTTGGGGAGATAATCGACATGGATGATTTTAAGGACATCAAGGACGTTTCCGGACGTCTGTATGACATAGCTATGGATCTTGCCGACATGGGCGTGGATATAAGCGAGGCGATCAGCGATGAGATGGTTATATCCAGACCGGAGGATATCCGTGATCTTATGGCGTCGCTGGATGTCATGTTATCTTCCATACAGGCCGGCAATTCGGTATACGATAGCTTTATCTCCGATCTTGATAGGATAACAGGAAAAGGGAATCCGATATACGAGGTTCAGGATACTTATTCTACCGGTGGTAGGATGGTGTATGTAAGGTCCGGGAATACATCCCCTTCCGATATGTATGATAGGAGCATGTTGTATATGGGTAGGAATACGTACCACAACACAGCCCCGATAACCGACACCGATCAGGCCTATGAGATGTTGGCCGATATCGGGATAGAGCGGCCCTCGTACTTGCCGGCTGGCGTGGTTCCTGCCGGGGCTTCTCGATCCGATATTGACGTGATCAAGGATAACATAAAGAAGCTAGTTATGTCCAACATCTCATCCTCGAATACTGAGAACATGATCCTTACCAGATTAATATATCAGCATCCCGTAACCCCTAAGATGGATGATGTCGATATTGATCGGGAGTTCAGGAAATACGAGGCTAGGCAGGGAAAGGATCGTGATTTTATCAAATCCTGTACATCGTTGAGGAAGATCCAGATCAAGGAAAGGTTAAAAAAATCGGATTTATATAATAATGTCTTACGTTTCCTTGATTTTAATGGATTTTATAATGTATCTTTGAACCACCATGACAGAAGTACGTTAAAAAGCATGGAGATGTCGTTGCCGGAAGGTCAGGTAAGGGATCTTCTGTTTGACGTGGCTATCGAGTCCGGTGACAGTAGCATGAGAAACCTTTTCTATCTGGATAGACAGGATAGGATGATGGATGCCGGGTTTTATAGGTATCTGTACCAAAGGAATCCGGGCCTGCTCCGGGAGGTCAACGGCGGCGTCGAGGCGAGACCGGACGGTTCGTTCTTGGCTCGTGGAAGGTATGATGATTTCGTGTCGTTCCAATCCGGCTTATATGAGAAGATAGGTGAGACGGTTGATGGTGCGATATACAGGTTCGTTGATGATCTTATATACTCCGATCCATCATCATATCAAGAAAACATGGCACGAAGGATGGGTGACGTTACGGTAAGGAGTGACGATAACCGCCTGTCAAGGATAGAGGATAATCCCTCATCCAGTAAGATAGTTAATGAATACACTGCTAATACAAATAAGTTGATGCGAGATTTTTCGTGTAGTTAATCTCTCTTTGACGTCGTGAGACGTTTTCTTTCGAGCATTGAAACATTGAATTTATAGATTTGCATGAATCCGGGCCGTAGTGATACGTTTCGGATTTTTTGTCTTGTACCGGTTCTTATTAATACCAATTGCATGACATGACGTACTTTGATGATGACACATATCACGATCTTAGGCCTGTTAATTTTTGAACTTTGTAACGCCCACTATCAGGTGGGGTTATTATTAATTCAAAAATAAATAGACATGGGTACAAGTGGAGACAAAATCGTGCTGTTAGACGGCATGGGTTCCGGGAGCGGTAGCGCCGCTAATGGTTTATTATCTATGATTCCGGGTATGTTTACCAGCCTTTTGGGTGGTAATAAGATGGATCCGAATTTAGTCGCTGCGTTGATGAACGGTCGTAACAACCAAGACCAGTTCGGAGGGGCTAACGGTTGGTGGTTGTGGATCATTGTCCTGTTCTGGTTATGGGGCGGACGTGGTTTCGGAAATGGTTTTGGTGGTAATGGAAATGATTGTTGCGCTAACGGTCTTCCGGCTCAATTGAACAACGACTATGGCCGTGAGCTACTGATGCAGGCTATCCAAGGTAACAGAAGCGCTATTGATCAGATTTCTAACGCCCTTAACTGTTCTACATCTCAATTACAAAATGCTATTTGTAATGTACAAGGCGCTATTGATAAGGTGGCTGGTCAGGTAGGTATGACATCTCAAGCCGTTATCAACGCCGTACAGCAACAAGGATGTGAGATCGGTAACCAAATTAGCTCTTGCTGCTGCAATTCGCAAAGCGCTATGGCTAGTGGTTTCAATAACGTTCAACATTCCTTGGATACGATGGGTTGCGATATCCAGAACGCTATCACACGTCAAGGGTATGAGAATCAGTTGGCTATCACCGGTCAGACGAACGTATTGCAGAACAATTTGACTAACGGCTTCAATAACGTTATTCAATCCAATCAAGCCCAGACGCAAGTGTTAGCCGCTAAGATAGATGCCCAAACGCAGATTATCAATGACAAGTTCTGTCAACTTGAGATGCGTGAGATGCAGAATACTATCCAACAGCTTCGTGAGGAGAAACAGGCTTTGGCTACTTCCGCCATCACCCAACAACAGACACAGAACATTGTTAGCCAGTTAGCTCCAAAGGCTCCGATTCCTGCTTACGTCGTACAGAACCCGGGCTGCTGCTATGCTCCTACCGTAAGGGTGGCTAACGAATGTGGATGCGCTTGCGGCACTACTAACGCCGTATTATAAGAAAGGGGGACAATATGGCTGATTTCAGAGGATATATGATCGGCTCATTCGCCTCCTACCGTCTTGATAGGGGAGGTATCTCGGTAGTAGCCACTACTGGAAAGGTATCTGACGCTTCTGCGGCCGAACCTACGGTTGATTTTGGCATCAATCCGTGTCAGTGGAACTCACTGCCTCCAGAGGGGATATTGTTATGGAAAGTCCGTCATCCGGTAACTGAGACCGAGGCTGATTATCCGGCCACGATCGTCCTCCCGTCCGGCTTATCCACCACCACCCCTGTTACGGTATCCAACGCCGGGGTTATCGTCAACAAGACACCTATAGTGGATAAGGTTGGGGCACATATGACAGGGCAGGATATTACGACTCCCGTGGCATCTGGTGACCCTGTGGTAGGGGCTTACACCGAGCATCTCGTGTATTACAACAAATGCACCGGCGTGTTCAGGATGTTAGGTCATACGGCTACGGCCCCTAGCGCGTGAATTTACTAAGAAAGAATAGGGAGGGTAACCTCCCTCCCATTAAAAAAGATCGTTATTATGTTTAAGGATTTAAAGAAAGGATATCAGGTTTATACGTTGGACACCTCAGGGGTTCCTAAATTCTTTATGGGTACGGTGGTTAACGTCTCGGAACCTAGGTTCGCCCAATCCCAGCTAGGTCAGTACCAGCAGCTGCAAGATCGGGTTATGGACCTTACTATAGAGGTGGACGGGAAGTCTATGACATACGTAGTTCCAGAGAATCAGAACGTGGCTATGGCCAACGGCATTACGCTAGCCTGCTCCGTGGATCCGATAATGAACCACCTGAACGCCATGAAACGAACCAGTACGGATATCGTGAATAGCGTGGATAAGAATAAGGAGATCATAGAGGCATGCGATAGTATCTTGGAAGATATCAATCCCACTTTTAAGCAGACTAAGGATCAAGACCGAAAGATTAAGAATCTTGAGGAGAAGGTCGATAGGATGGGGTCTTCTTTCGATGAGTTAAAAGAGTTGTTAATTAAAAAATTAGGTTAATATGAGAGTTATAGATTTAGGCAATGGCCAAGAGGAATATGATGATGAGATCTATGATCGAAGAGGCGGTAGAGGACGCTCCCGTCGTTCTGACGGCACGTACATGGGTTATGATGGCGGGGTATATGACCATTATGGCAAGGATCGTGACGGGATGATGGAGGAGCTGGAACGTAACGAGCGGGAGCTTGAGAAACGTCAAAAGCACCATGAGCGGGAGGACGAGATGTATCGCAAGGGCTGGTTCGGCGAGCGTGAGATCCGTGACGAGTACGATAGCATGGATCCTTACATGCGTAGAGGTCGTAGAAGTCGTTACTACTGAGGAGCAGACGCTGATGACCCGGATTATAAGCGGTACATAGACACCCATGGATATCACTTTTCCAAGGAGTTGGCTAGGGAAGCCGCCGACAAGATGCTTAACGCTGACGGATCCAAGAGAAGATGGACGATGGAGGACGCTAAGCAGATGTTCGATAAATGCGGGGCCAAGAAACCTGATAACGCCACTTGGGGAGATATCCAATACCTGTTCGCTATGTTCTATAGCGACTACTTTCCTAAGGTATTGGATTGCGACCAGAAAATAGTCAAGGCTGTCTTGGCTTATCTGGAAGACCCTGACGCCCCGGAAGGTACGGCGTTCGTAAGGTATCTGGCGGTGCGGTGCTTCGTCGGTGACACAATCAAATGGAGTGATATGATTTAGGTTTGATACAACGTTGGAGAACCCTGTCGGCAATAGAATACCGATAGGGTTTCTTTTTGATCGTAGCCTTATTATGATTACATTTGTTCGAGGTAGATCTTTTGTTCATAGGAAGGGTGGGCGGGAATGAAAAAAGGCATCCTCACGGACACCCTTCCCCTTTGGTTGAAAATCACTTAAAACATTATGAGTTACTACACCGCAAATATAGATAATTAAATACAAACTGCAATGGGTAAGGGGTATTATTGGATAGAGCCAGTGGATCAGACGTTAAATGATTTCCAGTTTTATAAGGCACGTATCGTAGGCGATCCTGAATATGACGAGAGACATCATCGAGTTATATTGAGAACTGATAAGTATTTCCCTGTTGGAAGTATCTTCCATGTCTTGAAAGACTCGGAGATGTTCGTTATAGAGAGGAAATTCAAGACATGGGGGAATAAGTATGTCATTAAGCCTTGCGAGGGTGAATGGGAATGGGGGTCTGTCCAGAAGCTGAGAGACAAGACTATTATATTCCGTAGCGGATTCCTGCATGGGGACGGTAGCTTCTAACACTACCCGTATCTCCCCCCCCCCTCGATTTCTTGGTATTTATGTATATAACTATATTTGAGCAAAAAATAAGTTTGATATGGAAGATTTTCAAGGTAAATACAATGGTAAGCAGATAGATCAGCTTTTGGATAAGGCTAATGATATTGATCTTACCAAATATGCTCTTAAGACGGATAATGCCCCTACCGCCACGAAATTACAGGCGGCTAGGACCATAGCGCTGTCCGGGGCTGTTACCGGTAGTGTCTCATCGGACTTCGGAAGCGGCGTAACTATCTCCACGACATTGGCCAATTTTGATGCCTCTAAGATCGCGTCCGGAACCATCAGCATAGATAGGTTACCTAAGGCGGCTTTGGAGAGATTGGTCGTGGTAGCTGATGATACGGCTAGATTCGCCCTTACCACCGCTACGGCTCAAAGTGGTGATACGGTAAAGGTCACGTCTACAGGTAAGATGTATCTGATAAAAGACGGGTCTAAATTAAACAGTGAGGATGGGTATGAGCCTTACACGGCCAGTCAGGCTTCCTCCGTGCCTTGGTCCGGGGTTACGGGCAAACCAAGTACCTTCACACCTCCCACGTCCTCCGCTACCGTTCTTGGCGGTATTAAGGTGGGATATACGACTTCCGGGAAGAACTATAAGGTGCAACTGGATTCGTCCGGCAACGCTTACGTCAACGTTCCATGGACGGATAATAACACAACGTATAATGAAGCCACGGCCGACACCTTAGGATTGGTTAAGATCGGCTATGCTTCTAATGGAAAGAACTACGCTGTGCTCTTGGCTGATGGCAAGATGTACGTCAATGTCCCTTGGACTGACAATAACACTACATACTCACAGGCCACGAGCGATAATCTGGGTCTTGTTAAGATCGGGTACTCAGCTAATGGGAAGAATTATCCGGTAGCTCTTGACGGAAATGGTAAGATGTATGTGAATGTTCCGTGGACGGATACCAACACGACATACACCAATATGGGAGCCGCTTCTGCCTCAGCGTCGGGAAAGGCCGGCTTGGTCCCCGCACCTGCCGCCGGAGCGCAAGCCAAGTATCTTCGTGGTGACGGGACATGGCAAACCCCTCCTAATACCACATATAGCAACATGGGTGGAGCGACGTCCTCAGCCGCAGGATCGGCGGGATTGGTACCCGCTCCGACTGCCGGCAAGCAAACCTCTTTCCTTCGTGGCGATGGTACGTGGGTGGTTCCGACAAATACCACATACGCCAAGGCCAATACATCGACCCTTGGGCTGGTAATGATTGGATATGCGGAGAATGGCAAGAATTATCCGGTAGAACTGGACGGTAGCGGAAAGATGTATGTCAATGTGCCTTGGACGGATACTAATACAACGTATGGTGTTGTAGGAGCTAACGGGTCCACAGGTCTGGTAAAGAACGGGAGTACGGTAACCAGCGCTTCTGGCTATACCGCCTGTCCTATTGTCAGTGGTGTCCCTTATTATAAAGACACTAATACCACTTACGCCAATATGAAGGCAGCTACGGCTTCAGCGGCTGGTGCTGCGGGATTGGTCCCGGCTCCCGCAGCGGGGAAACAGACGTCTTTTCTTCGTGGCGATGGAACATGGGTCGTGCCTACCGATACCACATACGGATTAGCCTCTACTACAGCTAACGGCTTATTGAGACAGCTTAATGGAAGCACATCCAGTTTCATGCGTGGAGATGGCACTTGGGCTACACCTCCTAACACGACATATGCCGTAGCCAACGAATCCACTAATGGATTGATGGCCGCCGCCGATAAGAAGACCATGAACAGGCTTATAGGCGTTAATACGGTCACGACATTAGCTAACCTGCCTATTAGCAAGAGAAGTATCACGGCTACGTTATCAGCCGCTACGACCTTGTCCGTGGCTTCCGGCATGCAGGTAGGGGAGGAGTTGATGATCAGGTGCGTCCCCTCAGCGGTTTTCACCCAAGCAATACCTAATTCCGGGGATTATGTAAGCATGAGCGGAACTTCTATAACCACTACGGCTAACAAGCCTTTCGAGATAAATATCTGGTGTTACGCTTCAGGTAAGTATAGTATCGCCGTTAAAGAACAAGATTAATGATATAAGATATGAGCTACGTATATATAAACAGGGAAATATATCCCAATCAATTAGTTCAGGACGATCCGCTTGATGATAATTACGCTAAGGGCTATAGTTATGATGATTACATTAACGGGAATCCCGCCCCATGGATAGAACTTGGGGAGGAGCAACTGGCGTTCAAGGAGGCCAATCCTAAAGCTACGGTTAAGGAAATTATCGAGGCTAAGCTGGATGAGTCAAGGCTTCTTAATGAGGAGAAATCAGTTAAATACGAGGAGATAAGAACTTATGAGACCGGAAATCTATATGAGTTCTTCTTGGATGATCAAAATATCTATATCCCTAAATATGATAGGCGTAATGCTTTGGCTGATGGGGCTATAGCTGGTAAGATAACGATCATAGGTCTGGAGTTCGATATGACGGAAGGCAAGATCTTGATCGGGATGATGGATAAGTATGATAATGATCTTATGTCGGCGTTAGGGGACAAGCAAAAGCAGATCAATCTAGCCACTACCGTAGAGCAGGTAAGGGCTATTGATGTCCAATCCGGATATCCAGACAAGATAAGTGTCACCACAGCATACGTCCAGCAACAGGCGAAGGAGAAGGACGCCTCTGATCCTCAGAAGGTGGCTGTAAAATTTTCTAGAATGGTGGTTAATAATAAAGACTTATCCTTATCCTCTAACGATAAATTGGATGTTAAGATCCTATTCCCCATATGGGGACAAGAAGGGGCGGAGTTCGGGTTGTCGGTGGATGCCGGATTCTGTCTCAGGGTGGTGAAGGACGATACGGATATCCTTTATGAGGTTATTCAACAACATACGTTATCAAAGGAATGGGAACCCGGACTAAATACGGCTTCCTTATACAAGGTCATTGATAAGGAGCATGCCGGGACCATAGGGGATCCTATCCCGTATTTCCCTCCAATGGAGATATTCAAGGATAAGTATTACATTCAGAACGCTGATGTGTATAAGTGTACTAGGGATAGCGGAACTCCTCTCAGCCATAATCTACAGGATTTAATAGGTCTGTACGTGGAGCGGGTGTAGCCGTAGTGCGATCTACCCCCCCCCCATATTTTATGGCTAACATTATATAAGTTATTTTTGGCATAATAAAAGGACATTTATAAATATATTTAAGTATGGCATCACAAAAATTCGGTTTCGTAACCGTCGACCCGGTATCAGGATCAGGAGATCAGGCGGTTAATTTCTCCGGTGATAAACACACCGGTCGTATTCAACGCACTATCAACCTTACGGTCACCACGAACGGCGGGGCTAAGAAGGCGTTGGTAGTTAATCAGGCAGCGGCTGCTGAGGTGGTAAGATCAGACAGCCCTAACGCTTCCGTACAAAAGACAGGTGGTAATGTTACCATCACCGGTAAGTCTAACAGTACTAGGCTTACGTTCGTGGTCACGCCGGCTAAGGAGAACGGGCTTACGTTACAGCTCCCGGCTAACTACACGGCGGCTGGAAAGACTACGGCTAACGGAGCGATTATCGCCGACGATCCCGGAGCCGCTGGCGAGTTCGTTTGGAGCATCACGATCTCGAACGTACCGGTCAACGTCAAGATCGAGGAACTGACAGCTACATTGAAGGTAACTGCCGCTGGTGGCCAGACAGCCAACGTGACGGTAACGCAAGCCGCTGGAGACTCTACTATCGAGCTTGACAAGGAGATTATTAACTTGGATGTAAATGGTACTCAACAGACGGTTAACGTAACATCTAATGACAGCTGGACATGGGCGCAAGCTGCGGCTAGAACCGTATTGAGAATGATGGGACGATAATCAGTTTCTTTTCTCTTACTCAGACCCCGATCGACTAAAGCCGGTTGGGGTTTATTTGTTTTGCTATCTTTGCAATAGAACAAAAATAATACAACTATGGCTAATGATTTGAATATTAATTGGAAGGACGGGGTAGGTGAGGTAACGGACCAGCCTCTGACCGTCAGCCCGGGAGCCGGGAGTGGGGATGCGGTGGTTTCCTTTGGATCGGTGATGAATAAAGGTCTTGATCGAACTCTTGAGTTAGAGATAACAACATCTAAAGGTGTTAAGAAGACGCTTACCGTAAACCAAGAAGGATGTCGTCAGGCTTATGTGACCAGTGACGGCAAACGATGGTTGACTAGCGACAACCGGGTGTATGGGGTGTTGAAGAGCAATGCCCCATGAGCATGCATGGATAAAGGTATAATATCTTATGTTAAACCTGACGGAGGTGTAACAGATATCCCATCATTAGACTGTATAGGGATTGTATTGGATGATCAAGGTAAAAAAATTCATGATTGAAAAGAATGAGACATCTAATGAAAGCTATAAAAACTCATGGTCAGATGGTAATAATAAATATTTTTATTGGGGTGGAAATGGTATCGATCAGGCTGGCATTACAAGTTATATAAATGTGGATGGCAGTAATGAAAGCGGTTGCCTAAGATCAGAATCATGTAAATACTATCAGAATCCCAAACTCTCTCCTGATATTAATTTATGGACATCGGGAGCATTATCAGACTGGGAAGGGAAATCTAATTCTGAAGTGCTAAAGGGCGTGATTGACTCCGGTATTTTACAAGTTTATTATCCCACAATGGGGTATTTGCTTAACACATTTTTAGCTAGTCCTGACGCTAGCAATGAGCGTATGTCAGTTTTGCAATATGTCTCTTGGTTTTAAGGTTGGAGAGGATGAACACGCAGCATATATAGCCGGCTTTGCTGGTGATTGCGTTAGTGAGTTCATCAATAGTAAGAATACGGATTAAGCCATAAATTATATAAGGAACACAAGAATATCAGCCTCCGCTTATTTGTGGGGGCTTTTTGTTTATCTTTGTCAAAAACATGAAGTTATGTCAAGTTGTGTAATTAAAAGAAATAGTAAGGGTAAGATAACCCGTGTCTTGACCCCTTCCGGAGAGGTATCCACCTTGTTTGATAAGATAGCGGGTATAGCCGCCGTAAGTGACCTTAATAAGGCCGCTGAAGCTTATATGACTATTTATAACGATAAGTTTAGGTCTAAGTTCGGTGACTGGACGAAGTCCGTACCAAGGAATAAGGAGGCCGCCAGATCCATAAGTGCCAGACTTAACGCTAGCGAGTGGGGACAACTTATGTCAGCCAAGGTCTTGTCTGCCATAAGTGATATGGACGCCCCGGCGTTGGCCAGAAGCCTTGGGAATAGCGACAATGTCGTGGCTTATCTTACTTCCGGAGAGGTAGGTGAGGTCAGTGATATGGCGGTGGTAGATACATCCACGGTACAGGAGGTGGATTTGGATTCCATAAATGAGGATAATATTGGCGACACGATACTGAAAGAGGCGTCATGGGATGATATAAGGGCTATCAGGGAGAATATAGACATTAAGGAGACAGCCCATATGTTATGGAAGGCCGTGGAAAGCGCTTTTACCGGGCAACGACCTAATATTAGGGTGAAAGGCGGAAGTATAGACGGGGAGATCATATTTTCTGGCAATGTCTTGCCGTTAAATAATATTGAGAATTATACTCCTCCATCTTCGAGATTGGTATATGATTCCGGTGAGCCTCGCCTGTTCTTTAGATCGGATGACGGCAAGATACACGAATCTTACGCCAACGCCATAAAAGGATCGTCCGGTGGGCGGGTCGAGGCCGGGTTCTTGGCCGGCAGTGTCGAGGAGAGCGACGTCCCGTCCGGTACGGCTGATATCTCCTTTGGCTCTTCCTCAATAACCCTTAATAACAGCGAGTCATTCATCCCGATCCTTGGTATTAGCTCAGACTCTAATATAAGCACCCGTGGAGGGTTTGTTAATTACCTTATCAAGAAAGGTATGTTGAGTGGGGAACGTATAAGGCTAGGGGATAGATATTATCTTACTGGAGCCGGCAATTCTGATGGTCTTAAGATCTATAACGCTATGGATGCCTTCTCTAGTCTTAGAAATAGATTTGGAAGTCAGTCCTCCGAAATGAACGTATTGGGTTCTATAGGTTTTGATACGGAGGTAAGTAATGATCTTGATCTTATCACTACGTCCGGGGAGAAGGTTACGGTAAGCAGATCGGAGATCAAGGGTATGTTAAGGCAAGGTAAGTTTGAGGAGCTTAATAACAAGTATGATGGATTCATGGAGCTAGCCTTGTCGTTGATGATGGAGGATAACGCTTTGTACGGAAGCAATGTCCGTGGGGTTATCGAGAACGAGAAGGCGGAGGATCTCCAGAATAGGACTGATATCACCAATATCTTATCCACGTTAGGTATCCGTGTGATGGGTATGTCTGAGTATATGGATAAGTATAAGATGCGTAATGGCGTGGATCCTTCGGCTAGGGCCTTATCTGACATGGCCAATGGGGTTATCGCCTTGGCTGAGGGGGCTACGGTAGAGGATCTCAATGAGGAGGTGGCTCATTTCTTGGTCGATACTTATCGTAACCAACAGGAGATTGACGAGGTGCTGGATTCTGTTGTCGGCACGTCGTTATGGAATCAGTTCGCTGGTCGTTACTATGAGGTGTATGGGAAGGAATACCAAGGAGAGGAGCTGGATCGGATGGTGAAGCGGGAGATCCTAGGTAAGACGTTGGCCCAGCGGTTCGTGCCGGGCATGGAACAGGCGGTAGAGGATCTGACCTCGTCCGAGGACGCCCAGCTCTCATTGTTTGGCAGGATGGTACGAGCTATACGTAATTTCTTCTCCAGCCAAAGATCGGATTTAAATAAGGTACTTGACAGGATAAAGGAGTCGGCGCTAGCTGATGATCCAAGCGCCTTTGACGTGCTTCTGCTAAAGGATAGCGATCATCTCATGTACTCGTTATCGGACGTTGACGTGGCTAATAAGTTGATCAAGAACGGTAGGTCATTGGAAAGGCTATACACCAGATTGCAGAGGATGAGATCAAGCCAAAGCCAGAGGATCGGTGAGAGTATCTCCCTTCTTCGTGATATAGGCGAGAAGGTGAGACAAGTCGGGGGTGAGCTTAATAAAAACAACAACCTGTTATCCACCAAGAGTGTCATAGCGACCGCCAAGGCTGAGGTGGAGTATTTGGTCACTGTTGCCAGTAGCTTGCGTAAGAGCGACAAGGGATTGGATTATGAGACGATACAGGTTATCGATAACGTATATGGGGAGATAGTACCGTTAATTAGGAATCTTCGTGGATTCGTCAATAATCAGGCGTCGGATTATTATGGCAACAACAAGGTTGGTATGGTAGAGGATATGGATGATATATTACGTATGGCTGAGACATCCATGTCCGATATAAACGCCCTTCGAAGTGATCGTAATGAGGACTGGCTGGATGGACAGCTTCGGATGTTTAATATCCCGGAAAGATATTGGAATGGGATAAAGAAGTTGATAAATAACATCCATAAGGATATCAATGTCATGTCCCGGTTTTTCGGGACGTTAGAACATAGCGGGAACGCTATCTTAGGCATGTTAGGGCAACGTCTTGCCAAGGCTTATAACGACGCTCATGTTGAGGGCGTGGCTAATATCAATAAGATGACGAAGATGATGAAAGAGCGTGGATGGGGGATAAAGGATAATGAGGATCTTATACAGAAGATAAACGGTAAGAACTCTGATTACCTTGATTCGTCCCGTGATTTCGCCAAATACGATTTACTGTATCGGACAGAGCAGGCGAAAGCTATTATTGATATATATGATCTTAAAAAGGTTACTGGTAAGACCGAGAAGCAGCTTATCGACATGTTTTTATCTGATAAGGGGCTTAAGGTCAAGACTCGTGATGATATCGTAGGGTATGATGGTGATAAACCTATTACAAAGGAGGTCAATCATATATTCAAGCCAAGTATCCAGAATTTTGATATCTCGGCCATGACATTCGAGGATCAGCAACGATATCTCGATGCGATAAATAGGTGGTTGGATGAGAATCGTGAGAAGCCTATGGTGCAGGCTTATTACGATAAGATCGAGAAAGTCAATAAGAAGGTCGAGGAAAGACTGGGTCGTAGGGTATCGCAAGCCACGTCCGATTTCATGACCCGTATCCGCAGGAGCAGGTATGTGGCTATGGATAAGTTCGTGAGGAACGGGAAGGTCGATTGGAAGGCGTTTCAATCCGATCCTATAGCTTGGAGATCTTATCTGGATATTTTACGTGACAGGGCTATAGCTAAGAGCGAGTGGTATTCCGATGGGACACCAAAGGAAGAGGGATCAGAGGCTCTGATGATGTCCGAGGAGATCAAGGCATGGGACGAGGCATGGGCCGAGGAGTTCGGGAATACCAACGAGGGTCGTAAGGCTTCCGCGGAATTCAAGGAGATACTTCGCGGGATAGAGCGGTCAGAGGGCGGTAAGGCGGCGTTCGAGTTCCTGCTGGCTGGCGGTCATCTTGGTTTCTCTAAGGATATGTGGGGATCCGAGGAGGGTGATTATTACGAGAATCTGGTTGATAAGATCACGGAGCAATCTGTATCATCATCAAGGATAGAGAAGGCAGAGGAGGCGATGGCAACAATAAATGAGATCAACGATCAGTTAAGACCTTTGCTTATTCAGTACCGGGACAGTACCAGATATGGCGAGTATGATTTCGATCGTCTTCGTGGGTCATCGTCATTAAGGAAGATAAACGAGCTATACGACCGTCTGGCCGAGGCCAAGAGTGTTATTAACGCCGCCGCTTCCGCTGAGGATATTGAGATGAATATGCCCGATACGGTGGAGAGTGGCGTTACAGATTCCTACCGTAATGCGTTAAGGGATGCCGTGACATACGACAAGGGTATGGATGAGATTAAGTTCGCCAAGGAGCATATGTCCGCCCGCTCCCGGAGTCAGGTGGATAGGATGGCCGCCAAGCTGTCCCGGAAGAACCCGTCATGGACGTTCATAGAGACATTGTTCTTAAGAAAGAAATACGGTCCTGATTTCAGTGATAAGCTGGCTAATGATATAGCTATGGGTAAGGCTAATAGTATACTTATCGAGTACGCCAGAACTCGGCTATATCCTTATATGAGAAAATACTCTCCCAAGGGATATTCTGATTTCGTTAGGAAGATAAATAACGGTACGTATAAGGTATCCGAGTTCTTTGATGCCATGGAAAATGGTATATCAAAGGAAGAGAGCGTATCCCGTTTCGGGTTTGATATTAATATGATTGACTTATCGATCAATAACCAGTGGCTAGAAGAGGCCGATGCCGAGAGTTCTTTCCGTAATCCTAATTATAATCCCGATCTGGGTTATGGGTATCATACGCCTAGGTTCGATAAGTACAAGAACGAGGCTTTCTTTAAGAAATACGGTATTACCAACGAAGGGGAGGAAGCTACGATCAATAAGGATAAGTGGGAGATGAGGAAGGAATTGCTTAACATAAGCCGTAAGGCTATGGAGGATTATGATGAGCGTTTCAGGAATATCTACCAGATACCACAGATATCCAAGGGCGGCGTGGAGAGGATGGTGCAGGCCGGTATCGATCCCAAGGCGGCCATCGGCAACGCCGTACGTGATATTGTTGGCGAGAGGGTTGATGATCCCATACATGGTCAAGGACAAGACTTAGGAGGGCTTGATGAGAACGATAACAAATATCGTATGATCCCCAAATACTATCTTAGTAAGTTGGAGAACGCCGATGACGTGTCCCATGACTTCGCCTACTCCTATTCCATGTTATCCTTACAGGCCACCGCTTACAAGTATAAGAGGGCGGCCTTGGATGATGTCATGGGATATAGGAACATGATGCTGGAGACGCAATACGACGGCGGTAAGAACCCAGAGGCGACGCATGCCTATAGGATGTTCCAAGATTGGGTTAACGCCAGTATCTATGACGTCAGGATAAACAATAAGCGGGCGGAATGGAATATAGGTAATTATAAGGTCGATCTTAATAAGCTGGCTCTTATGTTTACCAAATTCGTATCCAAATCCAACTTAGGCTTCTCCCCATTCGTCGCGGCTACCGGCGCCCTTACCGGGCAGGCCAACTTCCTTTTGGAGGGTATGGTAGGACAGTATATAAGCAAGGACTCCATGAAATACGCCTATGGGGAAGCCCAGAAGCAGTTAAGTACGTACGTGTCGGAGATCGGGGACATAAACCGTACCAACAAGCTATATGTCGTTGGAGAGGCCTTAGGCGTATTCAATGTCCGCAACCGTGTACGATCGGCGGCGTATAACAAGATCTGGAGAACCTTATTCCGGGACCTGCCGTTTAAGATGATGGAGGTTCTTAACTCCCCGTTGGACCCGCAGGTCATTATCTCGGTCATGGATGATACCCGCCTATACGAGGGTCAGTTTTGGTCATACTCCAATTTCAAGGAGATGATGATGAAGGACAGGAATATGTCCGCTAACGAGGCTAAACGCGATTGGGAGCGTTTAAGGGATTATTCTATGTGGAACATGGTAGATGTCAAGGACGGAAAGATCGTGGCTAAGAACGAGGCTAACAAGGATATTATAGACCGATATATACCCACCTTGTCCAGTAGGGTCAGGAGCATGGTGCAGATCTGTGACGGCGCCTTGAACGAGCAGAACCGGGTGGGGGCTAGCCGGAACGCTATCCTTAATATGGTGCTGCCTCACCGTGGATGGTTTATATTGGCCGTACAGCGGGCGTATAAGAAAGCCGGTTTCAATTTCCAAACCAACCAGTTTGAGGAAGGATATATGAGAACGTTATGGAGACTGGCCGGTAATGTCTATGGACCGATGTCCGAGGGCAGGATGGGAGAGGCATATGACGTGCTTAAGGAAGAGTATGATAAGCTTACCCCCTACGAGCAGATCAATATCAAGAGATCGATTATCAACATGGCGGTATTCGCTACGATGATGGCCATAGGACGGGCTTTGATGGGATATAGGGAGGATAATGAGGATAGCTGGTTCGGGCAGTTCATTACCTACATCGGGTTCAGGACGATCAATGAGATCGCCTCCCAGACATCCCCGTTCATGGAGCTTAACGCCATAGACATGCTACAGGATCCGTTGGTCACCGCCCGGAAGTTAGGCGACCTCACCGATCCTCGAAACTGGGATCCGTTCGCTACCGTCCAGACCGGCGTATATAAGGGCGAGAGCAAACTATGGAGGCAGCTCATGAAGTTCTCGTTTGGTAAGCAATGGTATAATATCAAGACGGCTAGGGATATTAAGCAGACATCCGACTACTGGTTGATGACCAACGGCATGACGATGGGATTCTTCTTAGGAGGCAGGGATAAGGACGAGTCCGGAGAGGACGCTAATTGGTATTTTGACAGGGGAAGATAACTGATATGGTATGACAAAAAAAATAGCCGGTCAATTGTTTAAGACAATTTGATTGGCTATTTTTGTATTCCCATCTATCCATCCCGGACGGATGGGAATAGGTAATTATTTTATGAATACAAATGTAGATCTTTTTCATGATTCCACGAACAATAGTAATGGAATTTTGACGTCCGAATCCAACGAAATGGATTTAAATACATTAATACCGGTAGTAGATAATAATAATCATAAGGTTGTAGACGCCAGGCTTCTTCATGCGTTTCTTCAAATAAGAAGAGATTTTACATCATGGATAAAAGATCGTATATCAAAATACGGTTTTATTGAAAATCAGGACTTTGTATTGATAAAATATGATTATTTAGGTAACTTACTGAATGACAGACTCCCCCATTTTGGTGAGTCTGATACTCAGGTAGTTGCAAAGACTGATTACCTGCTATTGATGGATATGGCCAAAGAGCTATGTATGGTAGAGAATAATGATAAAGGGAAGAAAGCTAGAAGGTATTTTATCGAGAAAGAAAAAGAATTAAAGAAGTTGGAAAAGTCGAATAATGATCAAGTAAGTCATTTGCGTATTCCCGACTTTTCCAATCCAGCGGAAGCCGCAAGGGCATGGGCTGATGAGTATGAGGCCAAGGTGAAGGCCGAGAAGGAAGCTATGTTGGCACTAGAAGCCAAGAACAAGGTCGAGGAGGAAAAGAAGATTGTCCAAGCCGAATTAAATACGGCTATAGATACGATAAAGGAGAATGAACCGGTAATTGATATGTTTAAAAGGTCTATTCCAAGAGAAGGTGTCCTTATCCGTGAATCATCAAAATATTTTGAGCAATTTGGCTATTATATCGGGATTAAGAACATGTATCCGTTATTACAGGAATTAAAATATGTTTTTAGGAATGAGAGAGGTAGGATAGAGGCATATCAGTCCGCTCGTAATTCTGGATTAGTTACATATGGATCTGATCCTGGTGATGAATATTGGGAGGCTAAGGCCGTGACTGTTATGATAACATTAAAGGGATTTGTTAAACTGGAAGAATTGTCAAGAAAAAAAAGGAGCGTTTTTGAGAAATATGGTCGGTTCACGATATGATGCCCCTCACTGCGATTATTCTGATAAAGGCAAGGCTATTAGAGCGCTTACTGGCGATAATAGGTTCACTAAAGATATTGATTATAAAGTTTTTACCCAAAATGGTAAAAACCCTACTGAGGGAAGATCAACAATTGTATATACGATAACTGCATTTTGCGTGGAATGTTTGATAACAAGGAAAGAAAGATGAGTATAAATAAATAGTTATACCATTGATAATTAATGTAATCCAAAAATGGATTTACATAATAAGAGAAGGATAGGCGATTATCATCCTATCCTTCTTATTTTCGTTATCGGTTATTATATTTATACACAAAATCATCCACATCCATATACTCACACCCGAAGTTTTCCGCCGTCTTCTTATCGGAGTCGGAGAACTGCCCTTCTTTTCCGGAAGCGTCCCCGATCATCATGATAGTATCGTATATGATCTTATTTTCCTCATCTACATTATCATTTATGAATTTGATATAATCCATATACTGGTCTATCATCCCCGTATTTGGTTTCCTATTGATGTTATCTTTATCATTGTTGTCGCAATAAAAGTTGTATACGGATATATTGGTATAATCCTCCAATGCGCTTGATATATAATCGAATTTATATTCAAACATCTCTTTGTCTACGAAGCCTTTTTCTATACCTCCCTGATTTGATATGATTAGTATATCATCAGGAGCGTAATTTTTGATAGCCTCAAATACGTAGAGTTTGAGTTTCATATCCCATATACCTTTAGGGAATGTATCTCCTGACAATGTTTCAATCAGTGTCCCGTCTAAATCTGTTATTAACAATTTACACTTTTTCATGATTCAAAATTTAAATGATATATAATTACCTTAGCTTATTTATATACTACTCGTCCCATTGCTCCTAATAGCTCTTTATCATCCTGCTCCTTTACCTCTACATAATAATATCCCTTGAAACAAAATTTCTTTTGATCGGGATCTGACAAGAACTTTTTATATTCCTCGAATCCTTCATCTGAAAGATGATAAGCCTTTCTTTTTTGCTGAAGTAATTCATCTGATTCTAATATCTGTTTTTTAGTAGCCATAATAACGTCATTTTTTTTATTTTACGATTTTTAGACGATGAGGTATTCTACCTACTCCACAAAGTTCCCCATTTTCTGATTTGACAATTTTTACTCCATCAATAGAATGATAGATGTTTTTTTGTAGGATCATTCAAAAAATCTTTAAAACTTTCCAGTTCTTCATCTAATAAGAAAAATTCTTTCTTGCAAAGTTCAATGTCCATATAATGATTTTTTAAGGTTGTTATATATCTTGTAATAAATACTCTTCTATTTTCTTAGCCATATCAATAAGCATCTCACATCTAGGGTCGTTAAGATCCTTACAAAACCTCATTTCCTCCTCATGCTTTTCCTCCGGCGATCTGTTATCACTTACGCTGTAGCATGGTGATGAGTGTATCGGTATGGGCTTCATGGCATCTATGGCTAATTTGATAGCCTTTTCTTTGATATCGCTCATACTATTTTCTTTTTGTTCCCAGATCATGCCGCTATGAAGGCAATTAGGATCATCAGCATGATTTATTAAACAAATCCCTTTGTCGTAAAAACAACATCCCGTACAACTCTCTTCTTCTATCTCAGGGATAGCTATGTATTCTTTCCCTTTATATATTTTAACTTCTCCTTTTCTTATCTTATTCATCTTATTAGATTTTTATATCCTACATGTTTCAACTGCTCTTCGGTGGCTTTCTCCTTCAGGAACTTCCCGTGCCATTTACCGGGCACCACGACATCACGGCCGTCAGGGCTGGTAGCCAGCCTCCCGCATTCGCTGCACAGCCCCATGCCCTTGTACGGCTGTAGTTCCTTGGCATACTCGAATTTGTCCACCATATACTCGTTTGTCAACATCCAGTAACTAGACGTAGCGGTATTATCAATGCAACCGCATTTAGCGCATACAAATAAGCTCATAGTAAGTTCTTTTTTGCCTCACTGAACAACCGTTCTACCAGATTCTCAAATTCCTCATCAGGCATATCTATTATGTCTTTTATCTGCACTTGTATTCTTTCTTTTGCTAAAGAATAGCAATTACTATTGACAGAGTAACGAACTACAGTGCCGTTTACGAAAATAAAATCATCTGATTTTAAATAATTTGTATAGCCATTCTTAGAAAGCATAGGAATATGATGTATATCATCTATTCTTGCTATAAGAGAATCATTATATTTGACATATTTTCCAACAATCCATTTGTGCTTCTCCTTAGATTAACTTGTATCTTGCTTATTTCTTCGTTTAACTGTTTTTCCAGTTCTTCAATCTTATTCATATTCTATCCATTTTAATGTTATTGTTATTAAATCCGTTTATCATCTCATCAAAGAATTGACGGTCTGTCTCCACAAGCAGGGAGTCCCTTCCCTCCTCGTAAGCCGCTATCCCTGTCGTTCCGCTCCCGGCTACCGGATCCATTACCGCATCTCCCGGATTCATGTATGTTCGTATCAAGTATCTTAGTAACTCCACCGGCTTCTGGTTGGGATGGATGGCTGATTTTTGCCTGTCTGTCTTAAATGTCATGACCGATAGCGGGTATCTCTCCGTGCTATCGTATGTAGTGAGACCGGCTTTGCCATATAATTCCGTTTCCTTGCATCCCACTTTACTGGAGGCCTTGGATACTTTCCTGACATGACCATAAGTCTTTTGGGGATTATATGTATGCTTCCCAAGTGGCATAGGTGAGAAGATAAGTATCAACTCATGATTTCTTAATGGATTTTTCTTGGCGTTAAGAAAACCGGTAGGGGTAGTCTTATGCCAAACAAGGTCGTACCGGTACCATCCCGCTGGGGCGACCCTCATGATCTCGACCGTCGCCGTGAGGGAACAGGTGACGGCTACCACCCCGTACGGACACAGCATTTTTTGGATTACCTCCCACATCGCCTTATAATCAAATCCCTCCTTGTCGTATCTTGCCTGGGTTATCTTATAAGGAGGGTCGGCAAAAACAAATCTTACCTTCTACAATCCCAGCATTTTATCAGTCTTTCTGATCCGCACGCCTTATTCTTGTAGAAGAAACAGCCCTTACATGGCTCATTATGGTCGTAACTTAATACTACAAGCAGCTCCATACCATTCTTGTATATCACGTCTCCTTGTTTCATCTTGTCTATTTTATTAATCTCATTATCAATATAGTAAAGTTGGATATTATCCATACTATAGATATCCAGAACGTTGTACTTAACATAAGACCTATATTCTTAGGTATAGGATCTACTCTCCTGAATGTCAGGATCATGTATATAAATGTTTTTATATTCATAATTTACGATATTTTTCTATATAGTTAACTATCAAGTCTTTAACCCATTTTGGGACATCTACCAGTTTGAGATTACCTTGGAATATGTCCTTGCCGTACTCATCCATAATCTCCCCGAATGAAGGATTCATGACTCTTGTTGACATAGATATCGGTTGATCAGTGTCAAATTTGATAACGATCTTCTTTCCGCCGTTTATCGCCTTTTTAAAAGCCACGTAAAGCTTTCGACCTTTTATTATATCACAATTCCCTTTCAGGATATTAGACATATGTATGACATATTCTTTCTTCGCATCTCCTGGGTTGTTCATAAGCTTAAGATCTCCTCCGGTATCTCTCCATTTCCTGAAGCATGGGAAACATAGACCGTGATTTGCCTTAGCGTGTCTAGGTATCATCCTACTGCTGCCGGCTGGGATCGTATCGCCACAGCAGATACACGTCCTATCCTTGTTGGTGCGCATCGGCACATAGCTCTTTATTGGGTATTCTTTTCTTTTATACATCTTCTTCTGTTTTCAAAATTATCATCACCATACTCATAATTAGGACAAGCCTTGTTGCTTGGCCGTCTCGCATAAGTCTTTTGCTTCCTATCATATTTCCTGTTAGGGTTTATATAATGGTCGCACACTTGCCAAATGGAGCAGCATACTTTCCCGTATCTTTTCGCCCATTCCCGATCATGTAGATGTACACAAGTGGCGCAAGTTGGGTTCTTGAGCTTATCCTTATTCTCATCTATGATCTTATTGACCCGATCAAGAATAACATGCATTTTTTCAATATTTATGACGTTAAATGCGTCTGGGCATGGAAGATATGTCATTGAGCTTATATCTATGTCCATTTCCTTGGATTTATTGTAAGCTGATTTGTATTTCCTTCTCATCAAATCCTTTAATTGATTTACTTTTCTCTCATAAGTCCCCATATTTCACTCAGTTTTCCATCCTTGTTTTTTCAATAGATCCACCATCATCTCCTTTATCTTAGGGCTAATGGCTTCGGTAAGTATATCAGCGGCCAAGTTAATAGAGAAGCTTGTCATTCTAGATTCTCCTATATACTTCTCGCTGGTAACTTCTTTCACATAGTCGTGAATATCCTTGATCATTTCATTTTGAGATCTTAGTAGGTCCAGTATCTCATCGAGTTTATCATTCATCTTTTTTCTCAAATATACCTGATAATAACCAGATAACCACTATCAAAAAGAAAAATAGCCCAAGAGCCTCATCCGGATAATCATGCATCGCCTCTAAGATACTTCTCATAACTTAACATCCATTTTACCGATTATACGATAGAAAATATCCCTAGTCAGCTCAATATCGTAAGTAGCGTCATGAAGCTTATTCTCGTCGATCTCAATACCCATAGTTCTGGCTACGGTCATCAACTTAAAGTTCTCCATATCGTTTCTTACACCCATCAGGAACGGTGTTACCATAACATATACATCCATACAGTTAGGATAGAACCATGATCCGAAATACTTATCCCCACATTGCTGGAATAAAGCCCGTAGGAAGCTGTTATCGAATCCAGCGTTGTTATACCCCACCAAATACATTTTATCCCTCTTATCGAACTTATTCACGTATTTGGATAATATACCAACTAACTGCCTGTACCCTTCTTCCATAGGCTGATACGACTGCACCTGCTCCAAGGTAACTCCAGCCACGTCCAGCGCCTCTTGCTCTATCGTGGCGGCAGGGTTCGGGGCTAGGCGGATGTCAAACCTCTCGGCCTCCTGCCCGTCGATATCCACGATCCCTCCTATTTGGTGTATCCCGTTTCTCCAGAACTTAACCCCGGTTGTCTCTAAATCAAAAAATAGTAATTTGCTCATGTCTATTTATTTTGTTAATTTATCATTATCTAAGAACTAGTCGTGAAATGCTTTTATAATATATACTCCCATCAACTCTTTTGCTCTCCCCAATCACGGAGATTCTCTACCTTTGACCGTATATCCTCGAAATAAGAATCTACGTCTGATTTGATTGATTTTGAATAATATTTAACATCCTCCTCATCCCCATCCATAATATAATCACATTGTGTCTCGATATCTTTTATATGACTGTCTATATCACTACACATATAATCAACAGGTTTACGTATATTGAATATAGCTTCTGACGTAAGACCGGTTATATCTTGTATGTTTTTTAAATTATCCATTGTTTAATCAATTAAATGCCAACCATCCACCTATAAATCCCATCATAAAAACAAATAAGATTATAGATGTGAATAATATCCAATCTTTTGCACTTAGCTCATTATTATCTCTCTTTATCTTCTCAAGATAATCATATATAGCTGTATAGACAGCATGGTGAATATTCTCGTCTCTAGCCCTTACGATATTATCATATTCATTATATCCTAGATTATGGGTAGCACTTTCGATCCTCATATTCCCCGTAACTTTTTTGTTTACATCAAAATCGAAGCTAAATACCATATCGGTGGTTAGAGCGTTGGCGATTCTGCTTTTTATCTCATCATTACTGAGATTAGCATCGTGCACTAATCGCTCATAGTCTTTATCGTCAAGAATTATCTGTTTTTTAATGTTCATATCCCTAATATTTCTGCTACATAAACAAATCCATAGCATATATAATCATCATGTTCCTCATGCCATACGACGGCGCATGGGAAATATAATGGCATATCCTCAGCCATAGGGTCCTCTTTGAAGTCATCAATGTTTATCTTCTCCCTCCACCTCCACAGGTCTTGGATGTCGTTCAAAATTAATTTCTCCATAACTATGACGGATGTTAGATGTTAGTAATTCAATAGCTAAGCTGATCATGGCTCCCGCTTCCGTAAGTTTATTCATTTGGGCGTACACCCTGTGCTCTGCGCTACGATAAGTCTCCCTGCTGCTTATGGTATCCAGTAAATCATCTATAGCGTTTCTAAGAAGATCGGTCATCCCATGCCCTCCCATGCCCTTGAAATAATAAATATCACGACCAGCGTAAAACATGTCTTGATATCTTTTAGCTACGTACTCTATTCCGGATAGATGATATTTTTCGTTGTCTATCTCCACCTCCCCTTTTTCTATAGCCCTTAATAGCTTCCAGTCTATCTTTACATCAGTTTGACGATTTTTTACCTTTACATAGGCATATCCGCCATAATGAGAACCCAGCGTCCTCATCGTAAGTTCATTGACTTTTTGTTTGTCTCCATCCATAATAATCTGGTTTTTAATGTTGATACAAAGATATGATTTAAACAAAAATAAAAGCATGAATAATATTAAAATAATATTAATCATGCTTAAATATAAATATATCCCTTCTAGTTCTCACGGATATACGTATTCGTATTCATCTGGAGAAGACGTCTTATATTCAACATCGCACTCCATATTGGTGTAATAGTTATCCCCTTTTCTGTATACTAACGCTACCCAACAGTCGTATTTTTTGCTGTATCCTAAAAGAGGAACACCTTCCATAGGAGGATTATCCTCCGTTTTGTACCTTATTCTTGCTGTTTGTTTTATACTCATATAATCCATTTTTTAATAATGTTGTTATCAGTGAAAATAATGTATCTATAAGAAGTCTCTCGCTACTCCAACATATAGGGATCTCGTCTATGTCTCTATACGCTACAGACCATGCATGTTTTAGCTTATAACATTCTAATGTACAACCCTCTATCTCATATGGGAGCAAATTCAGTAACGTCCCTACATCCCAAACAGGGTTGGATATATCCGGGGTAACGGCCTCGATCAGTCCTATACGACCAGCGTTATCCTCCATAGAATGTAATCGATCCAGATACTTGTCTCTGAAACCAATGGCGGTGGAGATAGGAAGGCCGGCCTCGACCAACACCCTCCCCTGTTCTTTTGTGGTAAAAATCCGTTCCTTCATGGTTTTTGCTTTTTCGGTGACATATCATCCAGTTTATTTATTCCCATCAATATCGGGATACTATCATGCATACCATCCATCATCTTCCTTTCTACCGTAACGATCGTATCATTATGCCATCCCCCATGAGCCACAAGAAGAATCTCCTGCTGCTCGAAGCCAAGCCCGGCCCCTATACCGCCGGAGTTCCACGCGCAGGTAATGACTACCCCTCCTTTCTTGGTGATCCTAGCTATCTCCTTCTTCTGCATAGCCCAATAACTAGATTGCGTTGTTTGCATATTAACAGCACCTCCAAGCTTTTTATACGACTCGGATACCTGTCTCGTGGAATATGGTGGATCATATAGTACCATATCAGCTATATTATCCTTAAGACCACACAGGAAGTCCGTGGCGTCCTTATGATACATAGCCTTAGTCTCAGGGTCAAGATCGTTGGTGATCGTCCCTATATCGCTGTTTCTGGCGAATGGATCCACTATAACCATCCCCTCTTCTCGATATTTATCTATAAGTTCCCTTATCGGTTTTATGCTGAATGTCTCGCTGTTCGGCATTGACCATTTCTTGTTTATAATCATCTCTTAACTCTGTTTTAAATTTAAGCTTCATAGTACTTCTAGGTACAGGATCGCATATGTCATCCCACCAATTCTTGTGCCCTTTCGGTGGATGTATATCCTTTTTCCATAAAGATCCCTTAACTGTCTTGATTCTTCCGTATGGTCTCATTTTGCTCGTGTTTACCTTCACATGTCACATTATATCCGTTTCTAATGACCCGAACATAAGCTCATCAGTAATTTTGCGAAATTCCTTTACAATATCATTTATCTGCTTACGTTCGATGCTTCTTAGCAAATGGGCTATCACATCCACTGTCCATCCGTTACCCGCTAAAGACATGGCCGTATTTGGGGCTATCCCGTCAAGGTAATCATCCGGCAATGTCTGTAGCCTACACATCTCCACCGGGGTCAGGTATCTGAATTTGTCTTTCATGTCAAAGGCGTTAGGATATCTTCCGGGAGGTAGTGATGAGATCACGTTATCTTTCATGGCTGTTGTCAGGCAATTACTTTTCTTGATGGGAGTGGTATTCTTTTCTTTTCTTATCTCCAGACATTGCGTTATTTTTATGTCCTTGCCACAATCCTTTCGATACCCGTCCTCTCCTATCCTTCTACCGACAATGGTCCCTATATATCTCCCTCTTATGGCTCCCGGATTCCATCCCTTGTCATGCTCTAGAATATCATCCAATGATATATGCTTGTCTTTCGGCATTTCTACCGGCCAATTGCACCAATAAAGGCGATGCCGGGTCTGTGCCGAGACCAAGGCGCTATCGATCTCCACCGGCTCCACGCCAAGCTCCTCGGTAATCACCCAGCGGTGCTCATCCCGCATCCGGACGTTCTCGCCCAAGAACAGGACCTTACCTTTGGTCTTCTTCCTTAAATGCTTTACGATGTCCGAGAAGCAAAAGAAAAGCCTTCCACGAGCGTCCATGAATCCTTTACCCTTACCTGAGCTAGAGAAGCTCTGGCAACAGAACCCTCCCATGACCAGATCTATGTCTTTCCAAGGGATATCCCATGTTCTCCAGTTATTAACATCCCCTAATTGAATAATATTAGGAAAATGTTTTTGACTTACCTTTATACATGTCTTGTCTATCTCCGAGGCGTAGTAAGTCTCTATAGGTATACCGGCTCTTTGTAATGCTAGATATCCACATGATATCCCATCAAATAATGATAATACTTTCATATTGTTCATTTATTTTCAGACCTAAAAATATCCTTTGCGATCATATCAAGGGATATTTTATGTATCTTAGGTAAGACCTTAACCAATTTTATACCAAAATTTTCTCCCCTCTTAACAAAAGTCCATTTCCCGTATATGATCCCATGCATCATATTTTGTATTATCTCCTTGCTATCCGTCAAGAACACTTGATAATAGATACTGTTGACATAATTGAAATCCTTTCCATGATCATTTGCCGGTCTTAATATCATTACAGCCGAAGAGCATCCACGAACGAATCCGTGTATCTCAAGACATTCCTCGAACTCATAATTATCGCGTTCCTCATCATGAACATCCTTAACCCATTCACATGGTCTCCCGTCCATAAACGGGATCTTTAACTGTTTCTTTGCCATAATTGTTTTAATTATTAAATAATTCATATCTACCCTTCATCACCTATATTGCTTCTTTCTTAGCGTCATACATTGCTTTAAATCTGTTTCTTTATGACAATTTGGTTCCCGTATTGAGGTATAATGCATAAACCTTCATTCAATCCATTTATTTCCAGTTCCCCAAAATTATTTAGATTGATAATAAACTCATTACCAACCCAATCAAAAACTCGTATGCCATTTTTAACTTCTATTTCATCGTCACCGCAGCGATGATTAATAATATGCACTTTCATTACCTTCGTCCCTGTTGTTCTATATTTGTAACTCTCAATTTATCATATTCCTCTGAAAGAATCCCATGATCAAACAATTTGTTAGCGTCTATCTTAAGACTTCTATAATTGTCAGTTATATTGATATCACTCCACAAGTTCAATTTTCCCTTATCATCCAATTGCATATGGATAAAACCTTTTGTCACCTTCTTTCCGGCTTTAAGAGCCTCTACGTCTTTATCGGTAATCTTTTTCATGCTTTCGATATTTTATCATTATAGTTAAATTCATCTTTCATTCTGATCTTTATACCTCCATATGATAATTCCTTATGAGCTGTAACAAAATAATCAACCGCATCTTCATCTAATAAACTATGCGGACACCTTTCCCATACAGGGTTTTGATCTAGATGACCCCATGTGGCTACAAGTAACCTATTCTTGTCATTATCAATAGCTATTTTGTATGTCCCTGTAGTAGCCTTACGTTTAATGATCGCTCCATTTAACATCTGTTTCTTAGCCCAGCTCCATGAACCTCTCAACCCAAATGTTTTTATAACCCAGTCATTTATCTTCTTCATTTCAAGTTATTTGTTAAAGGTGTAATATAAATATAAATACATAAATTGGATAGGACTATTCACCATACCCTTATCAGTAGGATCATCGTATTTTTCAAGCCAAAGACGAAGCGCTTCCCAATCGATATCCCGCCGGTCACATACCATGCAGGCTAGGTTAGCCCCGAACAGCTCCCCGCCGCCGCTCAACGACCTGTTAAACCTCTTGGCTAGTCTTCTTTTGAATCCCTTATCATACCATATCCCGGAGGTAGCGGCATAGCAATAATAAGCGTTGTACTTCATTTTCACGCCCATCCTATCAAATAAAGACGTATGCCATATCCGATCCAGAAAGAACACTATTCCACGATATATGAAAGTCCGGAGATTCTTCCTGTATTTCTTCCCTAAGAAGCTATCCACGCAAGATATAGTCCCGCCTGAATAGTACCAGTTATTGGCACCTCTCTTGACCTTATCCGTCATCTTGAACTTATTCTTTCTATCCTCTACCCTATCCCAAGGCTTTAATTTATCCTCATTAAATGTCGGGCAATAATGATAGTAATGATTGATCCATGACAGATATGGGTTGTATATCGTGTATCCATTATCGCTGACATATGAGTTCATATCATACCCAAGTTCCTTGGCTAGAATAGATCCCTCATCAGCTAATACCTTTAATATCGGATTTAAGTTCCATATCTGATCTTGGCTAACAAACATCGAATAGCATGGGTCTTCATCCTCTCCATACCATCCACCCATCCCGCTCACTATTTTATCCAAATCAAGTGAATAATCTTTCCCGGATGAAAAGTCATCTCTAAGAAAAAAACCTCTATATGGGATCATATCATGTATGCCGGGTTGGTCGTCAAATATGAACTTAGCGTTCTCGGTCAATCTAATCAATGTTTGCAAGACAGAGGATATATCTATGGGTGCATATTCACACCCATAGACCTTATTATTTATCCAAAGATATTGAAGAAGCTCGGCTATATTAATAGTCCCGTCCTCCACATATCCTGTCTTGTTATCGAAGTTTATTTTGGCTAGAGGTATATTACTCCCTTGTGGTTGGTCACTTTTTTCATTACAACAATGCACGAACCTGCCAAAGAATATATCCTTCCAGCCAAAATATTTATCCCTTATCGTCATAAGCCTATTTCTTGTCGTATAACGACATGACGTTAATAAGATCAGCTTTTCTGGCCATCCCCTCAAGTTTATTAAAGCCATCCATGTTATCTCCGCTGACGATGATAGTAGGATATACCTCTATACCGTACTTGGATATTTCCTCCTCCGTGGCTTTGTTCTCCGGGATCCGGTTTAACGTGACCTCACCCTCATACTCCTGTAATGCGTTGGCGATAATATACCGCATGTAGTCGCTGTACTCAGCGTCTTTCTTCGTGAAAAAATCAATTCTTACCATCTCAAATAGTTGTTAATCTGTTAATAATCAAATCAGCGGTAAATATAGCATTATCTACCTCATCTATACTCATCTTTCTCCCATCGAAATCGTTAGATAATAAATCCTTAACAATCTGATATCTACGCTGCTCCCAATTTACGTTTACATCAAAATTCAGATTCTTTACATAATCATAATTTAATTCATTATAACTGTAACTGAGATACTTAACTATCGGGAATAGGCTATCATCAATAGTGCGCTTGATTACATTAACGTATTTACCCGTTCTTTTGTCGATAGCTCTTAATCCCTCATCTACTACTCTTTTTACTCTTTTTCCTGACTCTTCCATTCTATAAGCCCTTTGTTATGCTTATCGTAATATAATAACGCTATGGCGTTCCAGCATACGGCGGATAGATGCATGAATCCCTCCTTATCATATCTCTCCCCTTTCGTATAAGCGACCAAGTGTCTCATGAGTGCACCTAGATAACGATTGAACCCATCAGGTATATCCTGCCATGAGTTATCAGCGTACTTCTTGGCACCTTCCGTATATACCCTCACGATGTCCTCTATCTCAGCCAAAGGAAGGAGATCCCACCGGAGTTTACCGTCGGCCCGGTCGTCCTTCCCGCTACCGTCTTTCCCTACGGCAGTCTTACATGCCTTGGCTACCTCCTCTTGGTGGGCTTTAATGATGGATGCACTATTAATATTATTGAAACGGGAAAGATCGTAAGCGTTTACATTGTCTACCTTTTCCTCATCAATAAGTTTTAACTTAATAGCCCTACCTAATGATACGACCATCTCCTCATCAACCCAAATAATCTCATCTACTTCATCCGACCATAGTCTGATTCTCATTCTTCCACTTTTATCAGCGGTCTCAACTACCTCAAACACATCGCCATCATAGACCACCTTTTGATACTTATAAAATTCCTCCTTCATTTTAAACTCCTTTTTGTTTTATTATTATTACTGGATCATCATTAAATGGGGATAATATCCCAATATGCAACAATATATTGCGCTCATCGCCCTCATTTTTATCGGCTTCAATAACATTGATATTTGATTTGTTACTAGATATAATGTTACTATCTATATTAGGATCATTTTTGATTATAGCCCATCCTTTTATAACAGGTTCATGCCTCATTAATTTAGCGACATCTTCTTCTACCAACCAATATTCCTCAAAAACAGTATCCGGATATTTGGCTTTTATCTCCTCGTAAGTATTATACCATGTCATATTTTCGTAATTTAGATTAATAAAATTCACTAAGATCCCTGCATTCTGGCGTCTCACCTGTCATAGAGTAAAGCTCACCAGATGATAGATGCACGCAATGAACGGTCTTCCCGTCTATATACTCACTTCGCTTCGTGATCCCACAAATAGCGCAGCGTTGGATCCCCGGACCCGCCTTTATCCACGAGTGCCGTACGCTCCTCTTCCTTGTCCTGTTGGTGTCATTAAGCTTTCTCATGATCAATCCTCCAAGACCGTTACAATCTTATCTTTACCGATAACAACCTCATTCCCGCTTCTTACATCAAAGCATCTCTCACCCTCTGCCTCCTTGAAATAAAGAGAGCCATTGTACTCGAACAGACCGAATCCATAATCATCTAGCTTCATCTCTTTAAGTTTCTTGAATTTGTATACGCTTTTCATATTCTCCATATTATATTGCATTACTGGAAATATCATTATGATACTTATGCCTATTACAAGCAATCCTGTGTAAAACTTTTGTGAATCATATTTTTCCCATCCCTCCATCATCATGGCAAAGGAGATTACTATTATTATAATAATAGATATCAACCCTACCATATCATATCCTCCTTTCTTTCAAAAATCCCATCATATCCTCCACGCTAAGCTGGAAGCCGGCAGCCGCCTTATGACCGCCGCCACCGGGGTTGGCCTTGCGTGCCAGCGCCGAGACATCCACCTCCTCCTTGGTGGTATAGAACGAGCATCTGAAGAATCTGCCGTTCCAGCAAAATGGCATCATCAAATCATGTTTTCTAGGATCGTACATAGACTCGAATGTGGTGGAGTTAAACTCCGTAGTATTCATACATATCGCCTTGTATCCAAATATATCTGCCTCGAATGAGAACATCTTCATTTCTCCTCTGTTTTTCTCGATGATATATTCTATTATGGCCTCGCCATTTCTTATCATATCAGAAACAAGCTCGCCATTCGCCTTGTTTAGCACCTTCCTGACCATGTCAACGTCAAGCCCGCAATACCCTCTCATCCCATATTGGAATGAAAGAACGTCACTCCATTCTAAGCGATCATGATCCCATACATCATAAGCGCTCAATAATTTTACCACGTCAGGGGTTTCGATATCATCGAAAAGATATTCCCACGTAAGCTCACAAGCCGCCGTTCCGATACGTCTTTTGCCTTTGACATTATATTCCTTCACAGCTTCTATCGCCGTCTTATGGTGGTCTATCCATGTGACATCTATCCCCTTGTCTTCCCATTCGTCGAATAAGAATATCGTTCTATCGCCAAATGACACGTCAACTACAAACACCTTATCATATTTATTCACGTCAGGTATTTCCTTGCCGTAATTGTAAGGAAGAAGATCAATGTCCCCTTTGAAATACTTTTTTACTATAGCCGCTGACATTACTCCGTCAAGATCAGCCTCATGATATATACACCCAATCATAATAATTTTTTTATTTGTTTCAATTCATATTCTATCACATTGATACGACCCATGATAATATCTTTATCATCGTCATTATCATGATCACCATCTTCCTTCTTAGATAAGATATTATCTATTTGGGCTGACGCTAATACCATCATCATGCAATGATTTGATTTAATTTTTTGTGATATATGTACGCCATTTATAGCGATTTGGACACAAATATCTTTTATCTCATCTATACTCATATTCATAATCTATTGTTTTTAATTAAAAAATCTATGTATTCTTTTATCTCCCTGTTTCGATCATTACTCCAGTCAAAGATCTCGTTTATGAATTTGAAATACGATACTGGAATCGAATGAAACATCCATCCACAATACTTGCCGAATGTCATCACCGTAGATCCAAGGGGATGATCCGGCCTTCCGGGAACAGGGGCGGCGGTTACGCCCTGCGCCAGCCCCCTCCTACGATCTTTCTTGGCGGCTTTGATATCCAGATCTGTTTTCGTTACCTTATCCCCCATCGGGATATTGGTAATTAGTTTATCGCCGATAAACATCCCCCATCCATATCCTTTGTAGTTCTCTATACTAAGTTTCCTTATATCACCGAACCTTGACGAGTTGTTACAACAATCAACGACCAATGCGCTATCCTTACCGTCCTTTATCCTAACCGCCCTGCCAAGCCACTGATAAAACGAAGAGAACGAAAATGTCGGTCTTCCTACTATCACGCAGTCCAGACCCGGATGATCGAATCCCGTACCGAGGGCGGAATAGTTGAACACTACCTTCGTCTTACCCGACTTGAACCTCTCAACTATAGCCTCCCGCTGCTTCTTTGGCGTGCCTCCGTGAACCACCTCCGCCATGCCGGCACATATCTTGGCGTTCATCCATTCGGCGGCAGTATTGCAGCTCTCAACAGAATCCATAAACACCAGTATAGATCTACATACGTCTTTTAATACCATCAATCGACGCAAAATAAGGTTGTTTAAGCCATTTTTTCTCACCGCCTCACTAATAGACTCAGCCGTATATTCGGAGCCGTTAGAATTGAGTTTAAGGGCATCTCCATTGAAATCCCATGTCTCATACTTAAGAGGCGTCCAAAATCCTTGCCTTATCATCTCCTCTACCTGTATCACGTGAATCAGATTCTTGAAATACACCGGTCTCATACGAGTGATGAAATTAAGTTGGGAATATGATGTCTGTCCTATCGACATGTTTTTAAGTCTACATGGCGTGGCTGTAAACCCTATCACCTTTCTCGGCTTCAGCTCATTCATGAATGTCATGAACTCACTGCCATCCTCAGGACTGTATCCGGCATGAGCCTCATCTATCAATACGTTTCTGATTCCCATCTCCTTAAGCTGACCAACAACTTTCTTGATAGATCCTAACGTGGCATATATCATGTTAGATAGCTCTTTCTTGCCACAGGAAGCGGAGTAGATGGTAGCCGGTATGCCATACGACGTTATCTTGTCGTGGTTCTGTTGCAGCAATTCTTTTGATGGTTGTAAAATCAGCGTCTTATCTCCCATCAATCTAGCCGCTTCTGCTATCAGAAGTGACTTACCGCAACCTACAGGACCTATGATCAATACCGGATCATGTCTATCAGAGTTTATGTAATCGGAGATACTTTTAACACACTCCTCTTGATATGGCCTTAATTTATATGTCATCTCTGTAGTTATCAAAAACGTCTTTCACGTACTCTAGTCTTATCGCACATTCCCGCCCATCGTCCATTTTTACCATCAAAGTCTCTTTGGTCTTGCTTATGGCTATCACCTCTCCTATTCCTATCTGGGTATGAACTATATCACCTATCTTTACATCAAATTTACTCATGGTCCAGCCTTTTATTAAATTCCTCTATCTTGCTCCTGTCTGTCTCTTTGGTCATCTTAGCCTCTTCCTTGAATATGTCATACCCTTCTCGGATATTGTCTCCAACCATATTCTCTATCATCTCCCTTAACTCATCGCTTCTTACGGCGAAAGATATCTGAAACGATTTACTTGTACCTTTCATTAGGTAATCAATCTCCTTCTTGCATTCTGTCATCAACCGATCCAGATTATCGAATTTAACGAACTTAGAGTCGCCATTGGCTTTCCTTACCCCATCCTTGAAATCCTCCAATATCCCGTTAAACACATCTGTCATACACATCATGGAATGTAGCCATACCAACATATTGAATTTATATTCATTATCAGCGTTGTTCATCAAACTCACCAAAGACTCGCTTTTTGTCAACATGATCTTCGATTCCCGGTCTACGATATCCTTTATCTCCTGCCGGCATTTCATGGCACCAACGAAATCCATTTTAGAATAACATTCATTTGATTTCTCTACCAATTTCCTGATATCCTTTCTAGACATCAGAAGATCCAATACCTGTTTTTCTCTTTCGTTTTTATCCATAATCGTTTATTTATTGGCACAAATATAATTAAAGCCCAGATATTTACCTAGGCTTTTTAATAAAGTTAATCTTTTTTATTCTTTCTTTTTGACTCATCCCAATCCGATGAGTACCTGCATGTCCCTTGTTTGTGGATCGAGAAATCGCACCAAAAACACAAGGGCTTGGGGCGGGGTTCAAGGCAGGCCGGCTGGCGTCCCATGAGGTAGCGCTTCTCGTACTTATACCCCTGTTTGGCGTCGTCCCAAACGTGAGCTTGATAGCTATCTATTTTATTTGTCTCGAAATCATACATGTCAAGGAGAATATCGTTAAGTTCCTTGACCGATCTCTCTACTTTCTCCTTATCTACCTTCACGTTCTGATTGTCCAGCATGCGGGTAAAGAAATAGCTGCACATATCCGGCAACACCTTATATTTTCTGAGTATGTAAAAGGCGTATATCGGATGTTGGAGATTATGAAGCAGCTTATCTTCATCGAATAACTTTCTCCCGGACTTCCAGTCTATCGTATACATGGCTATCCTGTCCTTTGTCTTATACTCTCCACGCCAGTCCACCGATCCTATGATATGTACCTTATCGTACGTAACGCCATCCAAAGTAAGAGGCTTGGGCAGCTTATAGGGCAAGACAAAGTCCTCCTCCACGCCTACCGGTCTCGACCCCCGGATCACCTTCTCCATTGGCGTAAGATCAGACCATGCCTTCTTATAATTGCCAGCAGCATCCTTCTCAAACAACCCCACAATCCATCTTATTAGCCTAGCCGCATGTTGCATAGACTCGATCTGGGATTTTACGCTATCAAAAGGAATCTTCTCTATATCCGCATAGTAATTGAAAGCCTTACTCATATCCTCATAAGAAGGTCTACATCCGTTCTTGAAGAAATACTCCATTGTCTGGTGGATAACCGTACCATATGACGTAGCCTCGTGCTTCTCCGTGGATCTGTGACCCTCCACGTAAGTCTTATACCACTTATACGGACACTGAACAAACGTGTCTATCTGTGAGTAGGATGCGGCAAGCACCTTCTCACCGCCTATCGTCTTGCATAGCAAGTTATTCTCCGGAACGATCATAAAGCCTCTCCGTATTTATGTCACGCCCATATAAATCCATCGAAATATTCTGTAGGTTATGCAAATACCTTATCTGGATAAGCTCGCTCAGGTCATCCTCCATATCCCTAAGTCCGAGATAATACTCGTCGCCAAAAACCTCCATGGTCATCCCGTGTCCACGATATACGTCCCTATTCTTGTCACTCTTGAAACCGATAGCGTCAAGAAGGTTATCGTCTATCTCAATAGGCATGACATCATCTTCCCCTGAATACCATTTCATTATCCCATCATCAACCTCACGTTCAAGGATTAATGATCCACTTTCATTACGCATACCGGTAACGCACCCTACTCTCCATATATCACCAGCTTTGTCTTTTACAAGATTGCCCGGTCTTAACTCCTTAACTGAAATCATATTCTTCCTCCTCATGATCGTCATCACAATCATCGACAAGAGGGGTCTCTAACCCCTCTTCCCAATCATCATATCCGAAATCCATTACTTACCCTTAACCCAATCATACAACATATCCACAAAAATCCCTATAGTTAGTTCATCGACAGATTTATCGCCAAAGACATCATCCGGAATCCTTATATCCATCTTCTCTTCAATCCCCATCACCACCTCTACGAAATCCAAGAAATCCATACCCATGTCAGTTTCCAGATCATCCTCGTTATTGATCTCGGCGGCATGATTAAGACCCGTAAACTCACCCATTTTCTCGAATATCGTTTCCTTGACTACTTTTTCAACTTCTTTTCTTTCCATACTAAATCGACATTTTTAATCTTCTACCTAATTCTTTTTTTATATCCGATATCCTTTCGATGTCCATCTTAACATCGCCTGTGATAGCGTATTCCTTATCCATTCTCTTTGGGGGATCCGGAAGCCGGCTTATGGCGAACAACCATGCCAGCTCCTTGTTCTTGTTCTCCCTAAGATACAAGTCAGACGTCATGCCATACATTTTTATGATCGTATCGAATAACGTTGATTCCGATAAACTCATATGCACGCTATACACATTTGATGGTTTCCAGATCAAGTTATCCAATCTCATCGTATACTCACGTTTAAGATCTATGTGGGATATTACGGCTCTTACTATAGGTTCTTCCTTGAAGTTGGTATTAGCTACGAACCATACGAGCCGTTTCTCTACCTCCTTGATAGCTCCTGTATCCTTACCCATATCGTTATACACACCAACGATACGGTCCCGGATCCCCTCGACCTCCGGTGTCAGGTCGGGTGTCTCTATCAGCATCAGCAGCGACCCTCCCCTTGGCGTTATCTTCCACTTCCCATTCTTCTGAAGCTCGATATAACCAGATGCTTTATAACTATCTATTTTCTCCTTTGGAATGACGCTAGCCATCTCCTCTTTCTGCCGGATCATCAAGAGATACCCGACATCAGACATCGTTAATCCTGATGTCATCATCTGTTCAAAATTTATATACATAAGCTAATGAGTTAAAATATTGACCTGATCTTTCTGGCTACCCTCTCGACTATATCGGGATGATCATTTCCGTTATATATATCTATTAGCGTATCTGTTATATGTAACCTTATGTTTTTCTTTGATGAATGAAACCAAAAATCTCCATTTTTTCTGTTTACAGGTTTGAACATCTTCAGTTCTGGTATAAGATAACACGCCACACATGATCTTTCAGCAAGTGATAATTCAACCGCTGTCCTTTCTATTGCTATGCATATAAACGCATAATTATCATTCTTTATTAGATTGTAAGCTCTTCTCAACACCCTAAGGGCGTCTGCTTTCGATAATCTCTTTCCCTTTTTCATATTGTTTTACCGTATAAGATTCATTAGCCATACCAACTCTACCAACTGATATAGATTGATTTATAGATTGGTTAAGATGCCCTACAACCGACATCTTAGCCCTAACCGTATTGGCGCATCTTAGAAGGATTCGATAATCCTCTAACGCCCTCTCGTATCTTACGTCCACCCTAGCCCTTTTATCAGCATCAGTCATGCTCTTACATGTTCCGTCCTTCCTCAGGCTTATAGCGATCTTGTCCCGTATGATTCTGATATCATCCTCGGCTATCACCAGTTCGGCGTCAAGAACCCCCTTGTATGAGCTAAGAAGATCCGCCACCGCCACAACTTCCCTTTTTAGGTTCTCCAATTCCAATATCATTGAGTTGTCATTTATCCTTTTATACTCCTGTACTTTATTGGATACCTCATCACAGATACTCATGATCTCCTTTTCCCGTTCCCGATTTATGATATATCTGATGCTGTATTTAGTCATTTCCTTTAACGAGGATATAATTTCCTTTATCCCCATCTTATCCTCAACCGACAATACGGTCTTCAAGAACATTTCCAGCACCTTTATCACTACAAGCAAGTAATTATGTCTCAATCTCATGTCAATAAGGTGTTTCGTCATGTACTACATTGAAATCATCACTGGGCGGTATATATTGTTGCTCCAATGGAACACCGGGAGGTGGGGGCGGAAGCGTCACTACGGTCGTATCCGGCTTGCCGCTACCCACGGGGGCATCCGAGCCTCCAGGTCTTTCTTGGCGCACCACCCCTCCATCAGGATAATATCGCTCATATCCTTTCATGATATCTACATGTATAGCGTCAATCTCCTCCAATGATCTTTGACGGACCTTTACGATATGATGGAACAATAATCCATCCACACGGAAGGATCGTCTTGACTCGCTCTTGAAACGTTCCAGATTAGGATACCATCCTTGCGGAAATTGCATGTATGAGGAGTACCCGTATCTTTTCGGTATATTTAACGCTACCATAGCCGTACATAACTGTCCCAATGTATCTGATTGATAAAAATCAGATTGCTTTGGCATATGATCCTTTGGATCCCGCCGTCCTTCGATATCACGATTGAGTTGGGATATTATAAGAAAGAAAATATTAGGAAAAGTCCTCTTAGCTATATTGCACATGGTTATCAGCGAGTCGATATTCCTTTTAGCGTCTCCTGAACCTTGTACTAGAGCCGTATGATCTATAGACACGAATACCATTTTCTTATCCTTGTTTATTGGCATATACTCATTCCATAGAAAGTTTTGAAGCTCATCTACGGTTGATGGTTTAGGGATGTATGTTATTCTGCTAGAGTTCTCTTCTCTAAGGCATCTCTGCATTTCTTTTACCTCATCTTCTGACATCTCGTTAAGGAGTATATCTTGTATGTCTTTCCCCATTTTTTTTGATAGTGAACGTAACATCAAATCTTCTGGGTTCATCTCAAACTCACATCTTAACCATACATAATCATCTGCCTGTGGATTGATATTGACATTCATCACATTGCTCATGATTTTTTGCGCCAGATAAGATTTGCCAACTCCGGGCCTAGCGCCTATAGCCACCGCATGTTGTGGGTAGAACCCGCCCAGTAACGCCTTGTCAAGATAAGCGTATCCAGTACGAGCCGGGAGAAGCTCTCCCGACTGATACTTTCTTATCCTCTCATAGGCATCCATGATGATCTCCTTGGATGACCTCCATATCCTATCCTCACTCATCCTCTTGCGTTTCTATCGCCAGTCGTATCGGATTTAGATCCTCTGTTAGCTGATCTTGATTTATATCTTAATCCCTTAGCCGTATGGCATAGATCCTTCCCCTTCCTATAAGCCTTACCCTTCAGCTTATCGGTCTTGTAATTCTTACGACCCAACTCCCGTCTCTTGGCTTTCTGCTCGGGACGAGCATTAATCTTCTTGTCCGTCTCAGCCTTCTTCTTTCTGGCTTCCGGATGTGTCCTATAATATTCAGTCGATTTCCCCATCCTCTTCGTCCTCCTCATCATAATCATAATTCTCTACGATAATATCCTCTCCATCCAGATACGAGGCTTTATCCCCGAGTCTATCTCTCATGCTCTCATAAGGATCGTCTCCATCCTTTATCTCCCACACACATACGTGTGGACCTATTATATCAATCAGCATATTAGCCTTATCCTCGCTTATGCCTTTTTCTATCATCTTATCTCTGCATTTGTAAAAACCACATGTCTTGTTAAACACTGATCCTCCTACATAAAACCCTGTCTGTTTGTGAATGAAAATTACTTTCATGTTCTGTCAATTTTTATTAATAATTATTTTTTGTAATCACCGTAACTCATGTCAGCGTCACACACCACCAAGTCAGTTACCTTATCCACTACATGGAATAGATGCTCCGGACATCCGTGGCATGCGCTACCTCCTATCGCTATCGCCTTATGCCTAGGGCAGTTATTCCCCCTCCCTCCATCATATATCTGTATCCGATTATCACTATATGTCTTGATATGTCTCATGATTTTAAGTAATGATGGCAAAGACATCTTGTAAGGGGATATATGCTCCTCCGGTATCATAAGCTCACCGGATAGTTCTTTGTAAAGATCATGTCTATCCTGTCCTGTTTTTATTAAGAATACGTTGATCTCGGTCATTACCATATCCATAGACCTAAGGAGATCCGGCTTGGCTAACCTACCTACAGGTTTACCCGTAGAATCGGATCTCATCCAAGCCCCACACTTCTCGCACCCAACTTGCTTCCCCTCCACCGTATTTATCATAGTGGATGGGTTCTTGCAATACGGGCATACGGATCCGTTTAACATAGCTTTCTGGGCTAAAGACAGTTCTTTCATACCTTTTCTTCTATCTCAACATTAAATAGATTGCAGAATCTATCAAAATTTCTGTTCTCTATTCTCATATCCTCCTCATACCTGTCAACCGATTTGATGAAATCATTATAACAGTCCTCGCATATCCATTGATTGATTACCGCTACATAATAGCCCACGGACGTAGGTCTGTTACACATATCGCAAATACCTAAGCACCCATATCTGGTGAGCTTATCCATCATCTCCTGTCTTGTTATTTCAAGCACCTTGAATTTCTTGTAATTGTCAACTACCTTTGCCATTGTAAATTTGTTTAATAATAAAATAATCCGCTATATCCATTCCCTCATTTATATAGGGTTTTGATTCTAGAAAATTACTTATCTCTATATTCATCCCCCTCATATCCTTGTCTACCTTCTTTCTCCATTCGTTGAAAGCGTCGCCCTTATCCGGGTACAGGACTATCCGCCTCCTACCCAATGTCTCTATCATCTCCCTTTTCAGCATATGGATACCGCCACAGGCCATAAACAACCCACTAGGGTACACGATGTTACAGATAACAGCCGTCTTCTCTGACTCTACTATATACACCGGAGCGTCATTGGGATAGAAGTTGATAAGAAACTCCCCGAACAGGCATTGCCTAAGCAGGTAATCCTGACCGTCCAGTATATGCACCCAACATACGTGATCCATGGGAACCTTTACCCTCTTCCCGTCAGGCCCGTAGTCCATTATCTTTCCGGTCCGCACTACCCAATTCTTATCCAGTTGCCAGAACACACAGCACTTACCCCAGTCCCCGAATCTCATCATCCCCACCTTATACAAGCTAAATGCCCTATTGGTATGATATGATCCGAAGATATTGGATAGATAATCCTGAAGATCGGATGTCTCGAAAGGATTAAGCGTCTCAAACATCTTGCTTACCGGAATGCAGTTGGCTATATCCGGATCCATAGGAGGTCCGTACCTCCTTAATACTTTGTTTGAATCGGTAAAAAGATCATTGTTCCCAAGTTCGCTCCCTGTTGGATATTTAAAGTAACCACATTTATTTTTATGATCACACACCCCAAACTGCTCTCCAACGATCTGACCGGTGGTTACGTCCACGTACGGCGTAAAACACTTATCCTTGCCGCATTGCGGACACGTCAGCTTCCTCCTTGGTTTGCTATGATCCAGCTCATACCGATGAACGCTCTTATTGAACTCCCTAAATTCCATCATCCTCTCCTCTCATTCATGACTCTATATATATAGTCCCTCAGTGGTTCTTTTCTTATCAACTTATTAACGTCAAACTCGCCTTCTATGTCCAAGGATCCGACTCTTGATGTAACCGTATAATTAGTTTTCTCGAACTTATACTTTCCTTGAAGATATACTACGGTAGCCATATTCAATATAGGGTTGTCAGTCTGTCTCTTCAACTTATATTGGCTGGTCTTTGCGGTAGGATCACCCGGAGCGAAGTTATATATCTCCTCTATCTCCAATATCTTTCCGTAATTTTCCAGTATCATTCTTCTATATAACTCAAGCTGGAAAGCGTACTCGTCATAGAAATTGCCTTTCCTGTTTGATTTGAAGTCCAATATAGCGAATATCCTCCTGCATCTCTTTATCTTTTTTTTCTCCGTCTTAGGCTGACCTTCCTTGGCTCCCGTCTTATAGAACTCTCCTGTCTCGACCTCTATCTCCACTGTCTCCGGCTCGCTGTCCATCTCCACCACGGCGTCCACCGAAGAAGCTATCTTTAACCTGCTTGACCTCAACATCTTCTCGATCAATACAGGTTTTACATGTCTTTCCTTGCAGAATATGGCAAATGATATTAGATCCTCTATCAGCTCATCAATGTTATCCACTAATATCCGCTCCATCCTATACTTGTCTATTCTCAGCTTAGCCTCCTTGACAGCCTTCCTTATCCACGTCGGGATCAGCTTTATCTTAACCCCGGTCAGATACAACCCAAATAGATAATGCATGATAGTACCTAAGTCAGCCCTGTAGTTAGCGTACTCATCAGGATCCTTACCCTTGAGCCTCATCTCATTCTTCCACTTCTCCAAAGCGCCGGACGTATCACAATACCCATTGGCGATATTGTTAGTGGCTCCATCGTATATGATAGGATACCCATCAACATCCATCTCATAATACACACGTTTGCCAGCGACAGTCATTCTATATAACACTGGTGTCGGGATATCCTTTATCCATTCAGCGGCATAATACTGTTGCTCTGTCTCCAGATCATACTCAACCTCCATCTCCTCCTTAGGCTCGTTTTTAGGCTCTTCAACAGGCTTTTTCTCCTCGATCATATCTTTCTTTGGGATCGTTGACAAAACGTCTAATATGCCAAAGAAAGCGGTAAATTTAGGATCTGTATGATATGATCTTAATATTGGTAATGATGATCGCCAATAATATGATGGCGCATTCTCGTCCATTGACTTATTATGAACAAACTCTATTACAACACCATCATCTGTGATAACCACATGATGTTTTTTGGATAAACGAACTCTCATATCATCAAACGATTCTTGATCGCTTATGACTTCCATATCCATTCCTTTCTTATATATCGTATCACTTATAGCCTCGTATCCAAGAGCTAAAAGTAATTTTTGTTTTCTTCTATCCATGATAATAATCTGGTTTTTAATTTACCATCCTCCTCGACTCTAGGTGCGAGATCCCTCATCCTTCTGGCTACCAACAGCCATACGTTGCCAAACTCGTCCAAGAGCCGGCTGAAATCCATCGTATCTAATAGATAATCGAATCTTGTATGCTCATCAGCCGTCAAGTAAATAATGTTATCGTTATCCTCGGCGACCGATTTATATTTCCGTTTAGGGTATAAGTGGCATATGTTGCTTACCCCCGGGCATGGTATGTATGCGCCGGTAGCAGATCTCCTTGTCATACTCAATCTAGCCACATGGGCGCCAAAGAAAACGGCTATGCTCTTCCCCTTTGGCTTGGCCTTCACCCGTATCGCCGCCCTTTCCTTTGGCGGTAGCTCCTTGGCTCTGCACGCGGGACACAACCCCTTACTCCTTATGGTTACCATCCTTCCGCATCTCTCACACGGTAACATCCTACCTCTCATGCCTTTTTCTTTTTATAACTTTTGTTGAACTCCATAAGGCTCATAGCCCTATACCTCTTAAGCCTATTAATCTTACCCTCAGTCCAATCTTGATCCTTGAAGTTGATGATCGTATCGAATATCTGAGCCAGCTCTCGGATATTAAAATTCCTGTTCTGTATTTTTTTATAGAATCCGGACCTACTATACCCTAACTTGGAAGCCAGATAAGTCTTATTAGATAATGTGAGGATACGATAAATCGTACCCTCCATCTTACTTATCTCCATCAACTTCTCGGCGACGGATGACACGGTTTCGTAGCTAGCCTTGTTGCTTACTATCCTCATGCTTCTCCGGGTTCCTGATCTTACCGTCAAACTCATAGAAATCCATCAACTTCTTCTCCTCCTTAATACAGGTTACCACGAAGTCTGATATAGTCCCTTTCATGCCCTCCTCGAAGTTCTTCTTGGCATGATCAAGGTCATTGGCCCGAACGATGTAGTTAAACGCCTTGCGTTTCTCATTGCTCGATTTCTCGTCTATCGTAATATAATCAGCCGTGACCTTATAGAACCGGTCTCCATCCATGGCAAACAATTCCGCTATCCGGAACCTCTTGATATCCACGCTAAACTCACCGGAGATAAATGGTCTCATCTCCTCTATGATCCTAGCCTCACACTCGGTATAAGAAAGGGCATCTACTAAATACTCTTCCTTTACCTTCTTCTTCATGCCGTTCTCGGCATCGGTCTCGTAAGAAACCGTACATTTAAACCAATTGTGCATTTTAATCTATATTATTATTAAACAAAGGATAATCTTTTATTCCTTTACGAATATATCTCTCCGTATCATCATCCACATCATAAGCCTTCTTGAAAAATATCATAGCCTTGTCCGTATCGTGATCCACCAACGGGAGATATTCCTTTACGAAAAGAACTTTAAGATGGTTCATATGATCGATCTTGCGCCTTACATCAATTACTTTTGACCATATCTTGGCACGGATTTCACACATCTTTTTTGTGTTCTCCTTATATTTATCTACCTGATCTTTATATTCCTTCTCGATCTCACCGTTCTTATCCTTGATAGACTTGTAGGACTCCTCATCTTTCGTATCAAACATTGGAATATGTTTGATATTGATTATATCCAACTTATTATATATCTTCTCATTGGATATAGTGAAATCGTATGTAGTCTTGTATAAATCAAACTTACTTAAGAACTTAGCTATTTTAATAGCATCATCCTGATTAAAAACAGCTATGCTCAATCCTTCTAAAAGGTAGAAGAAATTAGATGGAGAAATAGGTTTGTAGTCGTATGTCTTCATAACTGGAGGTTCGTCCACAAACCTAACACCCTCCTTAGCGCATCTTGTTATGATCAATCTATCTATCTGCTCGTCAGTAAGATCATATATCTCCTGATCGGTCATCTCATTAATTGTCTTCATCGTCATCCTTCTCCATCATTATAGCCTTTACCGCCTTTTGTTTATAAACCTCACTCATAAGGCAGGTAAAATCCATATCATCCATACCAGCCATAACATTGGCTTCTACTTCCAAATTCATCTCAATGTTCATTACCGAGACTTCATAGTTATCATCATCTTCTTTATAGAAAATGACTTTGCCACCATACTCGAAACCATCATCTTCGGTCTTAACCATATCGATGATCTTCTCCAATTTCTTTACAAACTCACTCTTTTCCATATATATAATTTTTATGTGTCTACAAAAGTAGACATTTTGTTTTTGAATTAAATTAAATAAACATTATTAATAGTTAATACTATCCTTTCTCCTATCATTCATATTTATTCTTTGGTAATTATACCCTAACATCTGCTCCATCTTCTTTAACCCAATTAACCGTATCGCAATGCCAGCAATACCCTGTCTCAGAATCCTTTTTATGAGAATGGGAACCACATGTAGCGCACCAATAATTATCATCTATATTGTATGTGTAACTTTTATCCTCATGCATCTTATCTATTCTAGCTACCCTATCTTCCAATAGATCCTTTAGATAATGGCATTCATAAGGCCTATCTTCTTCCCTTAATATATAAACATCTATGTCCATCATATTCCCCATCCTGTCCGTGCACATCAGCTCGGCGGCATGACGTACATTCCCTTCCGGCATCCCCGGGACTATCTCCCGGATCACCGCCTCCATCTTCTCTTGGTATTCGGTGTCTACCTTAACCACCAAATCCTCTAATTTATCTATTAAACTCATGATCTTTTTACCTTTTTATATATAACGTCTATATCATCTTTCCTATCTACATCAATACAATGGGTATCCTTACAGTAATAATTCTTACTATTATTAAATGCGCATCCTTCACAACTAGCGTCACTGGATTCAACCACCTCCAGTTCTACTTCTTTCGAATCGATATTGTATTTAAATATAGATCCTATCTTATGATATCCTATATCATCCAAGATTATCTTATCGTCTTTATTAAATACCATCTGAATAATAAATGATTCCATTTTATCATCCGAACCATTCTTGTCCAATAGCATCTCACACTCATTTCTATCAAATCCGAATAACTTTATAAAATATTTTGCCATATCGTATTGCTCCATATGTACCAATCTTTGTATGCATAACCATATTCCTTGTCTTATGCCTTCTTCCTTAGCCTCTTGCACTCTATCTCTCATATTATTTTGTATTAATTAAGTAACAATATTTCTCTTCGTTCTATTTTGATCATCTCCGGATTATCGTCATGATCATACCAATATAGATACCATGTACCTCCTCTATTAGCCTTCCACATCTTCCCTTCATATTTCCCTGATGGGATTGTCAATGAATATTCCCTAAGACCCTCAAAGGTTTGTTTGGTCATTAAGGCATACTCTTCATCGATTTCTATGTACCTCCTATGAGGTTGATTCCATGACATCCCACGCTTATCCGTTATCTTGGGTATTATATTTTCTCCATTCATGATGCTTTGTAAATTATGTATTAACTATTGTATATCTAACACTCTCCCCATCTTCCCTTTCGCATCCCAAGCAACCTGATTTTACGCAATCATATATATAATTTTCAAAAGCGCATCCCAAACATCTATCACACTTATCTACTCTTAATGTCATTTCAGACATACCAACTTTATAGTTAAAGACTTCCCCTATTTTATGATACTTAATATTTATACATATAGTATCGTTTTCACTTATAGTACTGCCTTCACTTATCATATTCTCACGTCCAAACATATTGTCAATAAACTTAATCATCTCATCATTGAATGATTCGCTTTCTTCTTGCAGCTTCCTACATTCATCCTCGGTCAATCCACAAGAAGACACCAGTTCCTCTGCGGCCTGCGTCCAGCGCCCGGCATAGACTAGCTCCTGAACCGCCAGCCATATTCCTTGGTTCATACCCTTCTTTCTTTCGTTCTCATCCATATTTATCCCTCCTATTCACTCATTTTTTTAACAAAATCTTCCCATGACATGTCAACGTCATTGTGATGTTTACAACAAGCATTCTGTATTCTCTCTATCAACGGAATGAACCATAACTGAGTTAATCCGTAACGAGTCTGAATTATTCTACATAGATTTATTTTTATTATCTCCATGTCATGGATATCAGGAGATGTATTGTCGTTCTCACATCTATCCAATATCGTTTGAATTATAGCCAAATAATGATCCATATCTTAAATTATTAATCATATTACCATTTCCCATTCCCTGGCGTAAACAGTATCTCCCCTGTCCTCACCCAATGATTCCAGTTATTTTTAAGTTCATCAATATCATACACCTCAGCCGACTTACCGTTATCAGATCTTTTTATGACCGACATAATACTTTCCGCTCGCACGCTCCAATGACTATAACAGTCTGTTCCGCACCCGCACGCCGTGAATCTCCCGTTATCGAACTCCCAGACCAGAGGCCGGAGGCCGCATCGTGGACACGGCAACCATTCCATTGGATTCTCCGGCTTCTTGTAAACATCAATACACTTATACTCTACTGTCATAATTAGTTCTATTAAATTGATCTGATCTTTTGATCTCTCATCTCATTCTTATCCTTGAACATCATTATCCTATTTACAATCCCCTCCGATTCCATGTACGTCGAGAATCCATGTATTCTTAGATATTGGATGGCTGATAATGATTTTTCTAGCACATCTTTATATCCTACATCTATCTTAACTTCTTTACCCATAGTCCTCCTCCATTTCTCATATCCAACTTCTACTCATAACACTATTATAATCTATTCCATTATTCATAACCACTTTATTAAAGGCCTCCTCGGTATACGCCAAAGACTCGCCCCTATTAGCTCTCTCGATATTTTCGCTCATCATCCCCATAGCCTCGATCAAGGCCGCTGATGAGTTGGCTATTAACTTAGCCGCTTCCATTATCTTATTATCCTCTTATATCCTCTTCACTATCCATGCTATACTCTTTATTGAATGGATCGTATCTGATAAACTCCTCTGTTCGGCAGAATGGGCATGGGATCTCTTCCAATGGCTTGATTAGAACACCATCATCACCTACATTATCCAGATCATACAATATGCCATCTATGCAAGTCGCGTCTGGATAATTCGCACCGAAAAGCGGGAATTTTGGACATGTGTTTCTCATACTTGTACTATTCAAATTCGTTCTCATATTCCTTTCTCCTATCCACTTCCTTTAAATTCAAACCATCAGGTGTCAATATCTTCTTTTCCAACAAATCAAAGAGAAGCATCGCCCTTGACTCCGCCTCTGTTTCCCCAAATCCGCTATACACTTCTGTTGGCGAATCGTAGGCATTGTAACGAACATAGGCGGCTTCGTAATATCTACTATCCCTATTCGGGAAATACTGTGTCAACTGCAACCAGTCATCCCATATTTTTGATTTACTGATATTTATCATACTTGGTAGTATCTCTCCAAGTTCATGACTCATATAAGCCGGTATGAGGTCTCCTTCTTTTCTATATGAATACCTCATTGTATTTTGCGTGACTGACTCCATTTGGGTTCCCCCCCCCTCCTTTCATCTCTTTCACAAAATAAAATTCCGACTCTGAATTTACACCCAACTCATGCAACTTTAATGCAAGCTCATAAGGGCACATAAAATTTTGATATTTCATGTTATTCTATATTTTCGTTTCTGTAATCCCCGGCATAGTCCAACCATACCCTGTAATTATTTCTGTACTTGGTCGCCTTTATTTTCATATTCCGGGATATACTCTTATTCACATTTCCACTAAGTACACTCCTTAGCTCCTTCTGTAAGACCGCCCCGATAAGAGGATAGACGTCCAAATAATTGCCTTCACACTTCTCGAAATCTATTACCTTGTTCCCTATTGCCCGTTCTAATGCCTTGTCCATTGCCTTATAATTATCTCCGACCGTTACAATCTCACCATTGCATTCACCATTGCTGATTTTCTTTGCCAGCTCTAAGTCAAATGGTTTTGTTATCATTCTCTTTTCCATAATTTTACATGTATTTATATTGTTATTTTTCACTTTAGCTATATTATCATTTTGTGGCAATCTTGCTTTAAGATCATCTATAGTCCTTAAATCCATATTATATGTGCATAGATGAGCGTTCCCGTAACCGGTTAAATTGTTTATTGCAGCCACATGATATCCGCCACCTATGTTATACACTTCCTTGACCTCCCATATATCCCTGCTATCATATTCATATCTATTGTTCCGGTCTATAAAATCTTGCTTTATAGATATCATATCTCCTTTTTTAATATTCATATCTTCTTATGTGTTTATATATTATTTGCCTGCCCAGCCAATCCAACGAACATGAGCGGACGCCTCGCTTCCCTCCGCACGTCTTACCTATACACGCCGGCCCCACCGGTAACGCCGCCCATGACATCTTGGATGTCTCTCCCGTAAATCTGATAGTGATTATGTGTAGACTAAAAATTACTTTAACTCAAATTTAATTCCTTCCGGGAGTTGGGAGCGATCCACGTTATTCACGAAATCATCAAACTCTTCTTGTGTGATCTTTTCCCCATAATCACGCCAGTTGAAAGATAAAGTGTTCGTGTGATTATAATATATCACATTATCGGTTGACAATCCATAATCAAACACACAGAGCATTATCTTTTTATCTGTTTCCGCTTCCCTGATTACCTTATCGTATCGCTCACAAATTTCAGTACGCTTTTTCAACATCTTTGCCTTATGAGCTTCCTCCCTACGTTTTTCGATATTTTCTGCGGAATAATACCCGGCTTTAATACGCTCTTCAATAAGCAAACGTTCCTCGTCCGTTAGTGTCAGGGTAAATCTTTCTTCTTCTGGCTTATATGGATTAACCCATTTCTTTCCACACAGGCCTTCAAGTTCCGCAATAAGCTCGCCTGATTCACGTTTCCATCTATCCACAATCCCCAGATTGAAAAGCAGATACTTGAAATACATCTTATCATCCACCGCTTCAGATAATTTGGAATATTCCTTGTCTGATATACGTAAATATTCAATAGCCACAGACTTATCGCTATTCTTTATGTGATACATGCCATTTTCCACCGGATACATAGGAGCACCATAATGATTACAACAATGTAATGGTATAAACTTCGCCAATTCCGGACAATGTTTCGCAATCTCATCGTGGCAGCAGCCTCCCATATACTCTTTATATATCCCATATTCGTTTTTCCAACGAATGTCAGCGGTTATACTCCAATCACACATATTGTTATGACAATCATCATCTAACGATATCGTGACTGTTATTCTGTATTCCCTTTTGTTTTCTGTAAAGAATTTTGTACTTAAAAAAGTTAGTTTATTTGCAGTTTTCATATTTTTATGTTTAATCGTTTAACTTATGAAAAATAAAATCGGCACAATTTCCCGGAAGTGTTCCTGCATCATTATATTGATAGAACCCTTCTGTTTCCCAATCCACATCTACCGGATAGCCATCTGCGATGTTCAAGAAGTTTTTTATTTCTTGACATTCTTCTTTACATAATTATACTCATTCTCCCGTCCCGACTGACCTCCTTGACCAGCCCTATATGGTTTTTAGTGTCCTTAATCACATTTGATTCGTCAATATTTGTAAGCCGAACAAAATCCATCGGTCGTATCACTTTATCCTCGTCCATGTTAATCCTCCTATATTTTTATTCTCTCAATTTGTTTTTAACCTCCTTGACATATTTAGGGGAATGTAGTCCCCTATGCAATCTTATAGCCCGATCTATATCCTTTTTAGGATTATGATGAGATTGATATATCTCGAACATTTCCCTAGCCTTGGAAGGATTTGTTCGATCATCATATCTATACCGCTTTTTCTTCCGTTTAAGGCGCAATATCCTATTAACCTCATCTACATACACCTTTTTCATCTGCCACCTCCCTAAAGCCCCGGAGGAGGCGTTATACGCACGATCGTCATCCCTTGACTCCACGAAAGACAAGGCGTCCGCCAGCTTGTCCCATACCCGTGCCTCGACCACGGCTGGCTTCGGGGCGAGGGGCATGCCTCCGCTTCCCTTTGGCGGTGTCAATATTATCATCGCCATCACGAGTAAGTATCTCATCACTCTCCCTTATTTTTATAAAACCCCTCCCCGAATTTCACGTTATCCACATAATCCTCCATACACTCATGAACAATTATATGAATATCCCCCTCCGCATATGTTACCTCAGACATCATTCTCTCATTAGTCATCCACCAAGAATAATTATCAATATGCCGTATCTCGAATCCATGATCATGCAACACATACATAACATTATGTCTTAAATTCCTGTCCATCATCATACACTCATACACGATATATCCATTGATACTTTCGTGAGACCTGCCGAGCGTATAAACATATCTACCCATCAACTTATACAACTCCCTTGCCACAGGATTCGGGATCGCCTCATCCATATCAAAATCCCCATTTGGATCAATAACCCACTCTACATCCCGCTCATCAATACAAGCCCTAGGCATTCCTATCGTCCGTACATAAAGGCGTGATCGGTGATCCCTACTTAATACCGTCCCGATATACCTTTCCCATTTGGCATATCCTATATTATGGCTGCCGGTTATATTAAACACAATTTCAGCCCCTATCTTAATTTCATCCATATTTAATATATTTATGTTATTTGTTATCCTTTTTATACAAAAAGAGAATATAATGGCATAATATTATGATATCAAGACACAAATACGTTCTTTATCATATTATCATACATATCCTCTGTACAACGTTATTTATGGCATTATATCGTATATGACGCCGTAGGTCATAAATACATCTAATTAACCCCTTTTTAAGGGCTTATTGTTATTTAGGTAACTAGCTATGCCTAATATTTTCGAAATAAGGGCTTTTTTAGCCTCATACTCATCGTTTATCCCTATTATCGCATATCTGTATACCACCCCATCCTTCGACACCTCCACGCCCACGTATCTAGGCGCAACGGAATCCCTATGTAATACGATAAACGGGCTTTTGCCGTCTAGCTCATTTATCAACTGATTAAACTGTCGCCTCGTCATCTGATAGTGATATTATTTCTATGTTGTAAATACGATCTCTTTTTACCCTTATCTTCTCGCATAGCTCATCGAAGCACTTATCTTCTTCTAACTTATCAACATAATATGATACACTTGATTTAGAGCTTCCTTGAAGATATATATTCCCTCTTATATTCTTTGAGAAAAAATTAGGCAAGACCATCTTTTGTCTCTTATCTTTATTATCCATGTAAGATATAACAACAACCCACAACTCTGGCTCCCGTTCTTTTACCGATAACATAAGATCAAGACTCGATTGACTATTGATATTCCTCCTGCCAGTTTCGTTATAACGAAGAATAATATAATCATTCGCGTTATCATCCTCAACCATCACGACTATAGGGCGATCTCCCTTCCCATTATCACATAATACTCTTGGCTCTTTCCCGTCGCGGAGATACACCTTATCGTAATCTCCGTTTTTGTATATCTCAAAATCAAATTCTATCACCATATTATTTTCTCCTATTGATGTATTGTTGCGTACGTCCTTCCTCTATTTTTTCGAAATAAAACTTATTCCCATATAACCGAGTGAAGCAGATGTTATACCCGAAATGTTCCGCGCGTCTGATCTGCGCGTAACCTCTACTGATGTCATTATTATCAATCAGCGTAACAAAACAATGTGATCCTACTTCTGTATTCAAAACCAGATTTTCCCAATCTTTTACCTCCATATCAAATCTCCTTAAATAATTTTTTGTTATGATTATCGCTATTATACCATTTATCAATATTATCGTACTGCTTTGGATAAACCCCATAAGACCTACACCACCTAGGTAACGGCCCGTTCAGCACGTCTAACGCCGCCTCAAGGTCAAACGTAGCTTCCTCCTTGACACAACACCCCGATCCACTTCCACAGCTCGGTATATAAGCTCTACTATACGCTACGCTCATCCCATATTCCCCATGACTCAGATACCCGATGTTAGGCGAATCAGGGAAGGCGTAATACAACATTATATAATCACCCTTACTCCAACCTCTATTATAAGTATCATCCTGCCACGCAAAAACCCTGCAACCGGCTTCTCTCAATTCCGCCGCCGCTCTTTTTAAAATATTATCCATACTATTTATATTTAATTAAGTTGTGTCAAGGCGCCGGGAACCGACCCCGGACCATATCCGCACACGTACGATCATGGTATTCCTTCCGCCCCGCCAAGGCTTGGTTCAACATTAACAAACTTTCATATCCTCACACATCTTAAAAAAGACCTCTCTTATGATCCTCTTATACAAGATGTATATCTCATCATCATCCTCATCGAACTCCACGCCCCATGAACGTAATAAATACCTAATGTCGCAATCCGCTATATGAATCCTAAATATGGATGGAACGCTCATTATGTAATCCTCAAAAGCTTTCTTAATCCCATCCCTTTTGATATGTTCTTTATACTCATCCTTGAACACACTAAGCATAAAAGATAGATATTCCCTATCATATTTAAACTTCTTCCCATAATTATCTGTATTTATATGATCCAGTATATATATTTCTATTGCGTCTCTATCGTGTCTTGACATACCTCTTCCTCCTCCTTTTGATATTTTATAACCCTTTTCTCCCCATACGCTTTCGCTAATTGGATAAGTTGACCAGTAAACACCTTGGTACGGTGTTTTACGATCTTATCCACCAGCTCCGGGCATCTGGTTCTCCATCTATAATTAACCTCACCTTTAGCTTTCTTCTTGTAATACCTATAGAATGTTACGGCTACTACCACTTCCCCATTCTGTTCAAAAGCAACCAAATCGTAATTGTTGTAAGTTATTTCGTTCATTGTGTAATATATTTTATAAATTCAATCTCTTTCTTTGGCTGTGAATCTATATCCTTCACTCTTTTACCAAAATTGTACATATGACTTCTATGCGGATAATAATCTCCCGCATACATCCCCACTCCTAATGGATGGAATGGATCCTCACTGCATGAGAAAACAGGATAATACACCTCTCCATAACCATCCTTTACATTTTTATTTACACATACTATAGTATATCTATCAGTCACCTCATTACCAAAATCATATACTCTTACTTTTACTTTCACGCCATCCGCGAGCCTCATTTGATACCCTAATATGATCAATGGGCTTATCCCCGACCATATTATTGGCGTACGATATTACATCCGACATACTTCTGAATCCGGAATCCTTAATGGATTTTATAAGCATCCTATCATACCCGAATACCAATATCTTCACAATATCTCTTTCCTTCACAGTCCTCCTCGCTCTCATAATATTCTAGCCATAAAATAAACAAACATAAAATCTATTTTCTCTTTGTTATCATCTATCCTATGTCCGGTGATCTCTAAAATAACCCTACGCTTTTCGATAGTCTGTATATTATCTAACTGAATAGCTATGTAAGGATATTTCATAACTTTCTCTCTATTGATGTTATTCAAAATAGCGTTGGCATCTTGCCTGCGGAAATACATATTTATCCCTATGTAGCTGGCAAACAAAAGACACTCATCTATCACCCCATCAGTATCGAATAGAAATAACATATCATCCTTCTCTATACTATATTCCGCATCAAGAATCTTGATACGTTTGCTCCCGTCCTTCTTATCAGCTATAAGAATCGCTAGCATCTCCTTATCGGTCGTAAGGATATAATACGCCTCATCCTTTGTAATATTATTACGAAGGTAAGACAGTATCTCATCTTGTAATTTTACAATCTCGTCCATATAATATTAGTATTTAGTTATTACCACGCCAAAGAAAGAACGGCAGCCGACACCCGTAGCCTGCCACGCCGTGACACAGCCGCCCGTTCCACTTGGTGTTATTCCACTACCATCAATCGGTTTTAAATCCAACATTCTTCTACCTCTATCTCCATACGATCCTCCCAATTACATAAATCAGGGTTCTCTCCTTCATAAAAGTAATAGTAAGCCCATACTTCAATATCGCCCACTTTTATGCATCCAGCACTGCACCATTCCACAATATCGTCATTCCTGCATACGTTTGTCGGTTCAGCTCCAAGCGACAATAGTTTGTTTATTATATTGTCACCGAACCTTTCTTTCGCTTCCTCTTTCGTCATATCACTATCAGATTTTTAATATTACACTAACGCCAAAGGGGAACAGGGACGGACGACCAGCGGGACCGACCCCACGCCATCGCCGCCGCCCGTTTCCCTTGGTTCCCTCCGCATCACTCCCACACCAACAGACAATATCTACAACCAATAACACCCTACCCACCATCGCTCGCAACCGCTTTGCCTTTCCACTTAACGGTAAAGTATTACCCCTGTTTAGAAAGGAATCCTATTGATTAAAGATACTCCCATTGAGTGGAAGGTATTTCTTTTGTTGATTGAAGGGGTTTTCCTTGGTCCCCTTGGTTCCCCTGTTTACCTTGATTTACCTGTTTACCTTGATTTACCTGTTTACCTTGATTTACCTTGATTTACCTTGATTTACCTGTTTCCCTTGATTTACCCTGATTTACCCTGATTCACTCTGATTTACTCTGTTTTAC